GTAAAGGACCCATGCCATTTAGATATGCGTGGTTCCAGATGTTAAATGGTAAGAAGGTTAAACTTCCCTCATGGGCCGGCTATTGGGCCTGGGAAGATGGCACAATTAAAATGCATTGCCGGGACGGTCAGTTATTGATATTCGTGAGACAGATAACCCGGTATATACATTTACTAACATTGCATCTGATGATTGGATCGTAGCTGAAGACTAAGCAAGCCCCGGCGGAGCTGCCGGGGCCGCTGATCAGGGAGCGACATCATCTTTATGTTTTTCGAGCCATTCGGCCAGAGCCTTCCGAACTACCCAAGAGGCAGAACGCTCTTGAGTCTCGCAGTAGTGAAGGAGCTGGTCGTATTGCCTAGGTTCGAAGCTGACAGACATCTTAATGTATTTTTCGGTGTCGCTCTTTTTCGGTGGTGCCATGCTATCACCTCCTAGTGGTATGATACGCATAAGATAAGGTGGTAGCAAGCGGCAGAGGTCGGTTTTACGATCAAAAAATTTAAGGCGCCCATTTAGGTAATAAGTTTCTAAAATAAAAATTAAATAATGTTAGCAAAATAAAATTGTATCTGTCGCTAATTAAAAGCAGAAAGGAGCAAATTATGTCGGATGCATTCGTAAATGGATTTTGTTTAACGTTAGTTGGAAAGGTTCCAGAAAGAAAAATGCATATAATAAGAGATGCATTGAATAGCTATATTATTGGGTATGATATAAAACCAATAACGACAAGTTTAACAACTACTTATTATAAATTGCCAAACGAATATTATATTTATATGGCAGCAAAAACACAAGATGGCAAGATGCGTAATGGTACAAAATATCAATATGCATCTTGTCTTGAAAAGATGTTGTATCGGTTTGGTATACCATTAAGTGATTATACAACAAATCATATACGTTGTTATATATCGGAGATAAGTGTAAATGCTAAAAGTGGAAAACGTTTATCTAATACAACAATAAATCAGCGTAAAGCAATAATAAGGTCATTTTTTCAATGGTTATATGAAGAAGAATACATTGAAAAAGACCCATCTGTTAGAATAAAATCTGATAAGTCTGATTGTAAAAGTAGAGAACCGTTTGAAGATACACAAATTGAAGCTATAAGAATGGCGTGTAAAGATATAAGAACACTTGCTATAGTCAATTTGTTATTATCATCTGGTATCAGAGTATCTGAATGTGTAAATTTAAATAGGCAAGATATTGACTTTATAAGGAGAAGCGCAGTAGTATATGGTAAAGGCGGAAAATGGAGAACTGTATATTTTAATGCAGCAACGCTAACATCGCTTAAAGCATATTTAGAAACAAGAGAAGATGATGAACAAGCATTGTTTGTTTCTAAACGTTATCCACATGATAGATTATCAACGGGTGCTATACGTAAAATATTACATGGCTTACAGAATGAATCGGGTGTAAATGATATTATTCCACATAAATTTAGGCATACAACCGCAACTGAAGCACTTAATTCTGGGATGCCAATAACATCTATACAAGCATTGCTTGGGCATGTAAAGGTTGATACGACAGTTAGATATGCGCATACATCTGCAGCAAAAGCAGAGTTAGATTATAAGAAGCATATGAGGTAGTATTATGTTTAAAAAATATGAGCTTTCAGAAGATAAGTTAATGAAAATAGCTAAACTATGTGTACAAGAACAAGGAACAATAAAAGGTATAAAAGCTGAAGCGTCTCTTGCAGCAAACATATTAGAGACAAGTACATATTATGCTAAAAAGTTTGGTAATGACATTTATTCATTCATGCGTTATTCTGGTTGGTTTTCGAATGCTATCTATTATATGGATAATGGAAATGCAACAAAGGAACAAATTGGTGCAGTAAGGGATGTTTTAGTGTTTGCCAATAGAACATTGCCACAATATGTTGATGAGCATGATTGTTTTTCAGATATTGTTTCAACATCAAATTATGGTAAGCCGTTTAATAAACGAGATAGAAGCAAGTATATTAAAGATGTAACTGTAATAACAAATAAGTATGGTTCAATTTATACTTTCTATTGTTTTCCGGATGTTAAAGCTGACCCATTTGGGTATATTCATAAACCAAAACCTGAGAATAAGATTTCTGATAACTTTGTATTAGTGAAAGTGGGTGATTGATATGGTATTGATTGGCTCAGCAAGAATAGATGAAAATGGAAATGCAACATGTGGAAAAGCAGGTGACCAGACAGGTAAAGAAGTTGCAATACAGGAATGGTATCTGCATTCAAAAGGTTGGCGGGTTTTCAGAGCAAGAGATACAATAAAACGAGAGCGAATAGCCGACAATATGGTTGCAGCTTGTAACAATCTGCATATTGGTTATGACCAGGATGAGAATTACACGCTTTGGGATATCGTTAAAGAGTTAGGCTTTGATTGTTCCAGAGTAACGACTAATTGTGAAACCGATTGCGCTCGACTTGTACGAGTATGTTGTGCTTACGCCGGTATATTTCCGAGAGACTTTTATACAGCTAATGAGGCTGTTTATCTTCTGGAGACCGGCGAATTTGATGAGTACCCGTTAGCCGCTACTAACCCAGACTTGTTGCTAAGAGGCGATATTCTTGTAACTAAGACTAAGGGCCATACAGTTGTTGTTTTAACCGATGGTAAAAACGTTGCAAAAGCAAAATGTAAGCATATTGATAATTTTGTATTAGTGGAGGATAATATGGCTGTAACGTATAAGTTGAGAACTATTGAAATTGTAAACGGTGAAGCAATGGAAGGTGGTGACGTCCTTCTTGTACAGGAAATTCTTAGAGCAAGAGGTTACAAGGGCAGAGACGGAAAACAGTTAAAACTTGATGGTCATACTGGTAATGATTATGAGACTTCAAATACTATGTATGCTATTGCTTGTTATATTGAAGATAGGCTGAAAAATGGTGTTGATTTAGGTGGAAAAGATGGATGGGGTCCGAAATGTTGGGCTGACCAGAATTTTATAGTTATGGAGGCATAATATGAATTGTAAATATTACAGTAGATAAAGTTGCTTAATAGTTAAACATCATAAAGGCGGGACGCAAGTCCCGCTGATTTAATATTTGAGGTAAATATATGGAAGGGCAGTATGAAAAGGTAATAACAAGAATTTTAGATGGTGTAATGTTCCATGAACAAATGATGTTATATTAATGATGTCAGAACAAGAAGGGCTTATAAAAAAATATAATAAAAAAATAAAGCATGATATTGACTTTACGAAAATGGGGGTTTAAAATAAATGGAAGAACAAAACTTAGTTATTACCCTATTGTTGGCAATATTTGCCAGTACAGGATTTTGGCAATTTATTATAACAGTATGGCAAAATAAAAAAGACAAAAAGAGTGTTAATGATAGACTATTATTAGGTTTAGCATATCGTTCAATATGTACGTTGTGTGAAAAATATATAGCTAAAGGAAGTATAACAAAAGACGAGTATGAAGATTTAGTAAAGTACCTTTATACGCCATATAAAGAACGTGGTGGAAACGGCACATGTGAGCGATTGATGGAAGAGGTAAAGAAACTACCAATAGTAAATCAATGATTCCTTCTTATTTTAATATACGCGCGATTTACGTTATAAAAAAATATTTTTAACATTCTATTGACGGATTATATTTTTTATGATATAATTTATTTGTATGATGATAAATCACACAAATCCCTCAGTAGAGGAAAGTTTCTAATTAACTCATATATTAATAAAATAAAATGTGGAGGTAGCATAGAATGCTAGTGACAAGAGAAAACCTTAATGAAATGAATGTGGAAAACCTTAGAAAGTATGCATCATCTGTAGGAGTTAAAAAGATAAGAAGTTTTAAAAAGGCAGAGCTTATCGAAGAGGTCATTAAAGTTTGTAGTGAAGAAGATATGGTAGATGATGGTGGTGTTGATAATTTATCTTCACAGCCTGTCGAGGTACTTACAGATGAAGATTTAACAAGCTTTGATGAGTTTGAAGAAACAGAGGCTGTTAATGATAATGATAATGAAGTTGAGCATGCAAATAAACACTTAGAGTATATTGAAAATGCAGAGGTTGGAACAATTGTAGCATTTAAGGTTGGCGATAAGGTTAAGTCTGCTAAAATTATTAATCGTTCATCTGCAAGAAGAAAGCTTAAGTTAGAGACGGCATATGGTAGAATTTATGTCGTAGATTATGATGATATTATCTGGGTTAAAACTTCTAGCAGATGGCCAAGAGGAGTTTACGAATTGTTTAGCAAAGTCAAGAATAGCAAAGGATAAATATTATGTCAACAAAGGCAGATAAAAAGTATAAAAACTACTTAACGTATGTTGCCGGTATAGCTAGAGAATATTATGAACATAAACATACGTTAGATTCATTACAATCTGAAATGAATAGTATTAAGTCAAGATTATCAAATACAATGGCTGAGTGTTTTGATACTTTATCTGATGATGGGAAGCATGTATATATCCCGCTTGATAGTTTAGATGGTACAGAGTTTGTCTCGATAACACGGGTTATAGTAACAAAGGTAGCATGGGATATAAATAAGTTAAAGAATATGTTACCTAAAAAGTATAGAAAATCTGTAATAAAGAAAAAATATCAAGTTGCAGATTGGAATGGTTTGTTTGAGTTTTTAAAAGAAAGTGGTATAGAATTTAAAGAGCTCAAAAGATTTTTAACATGTGAAGAATATGTTGTAGAACCATCTATTGACAAACTTATAGATTTAGGTTTTATTGAGGCAGATGAAGTAAAGAGATGTAGCATTGTAAATAAAATGGAACCGCAGTATAGAGTAACAGTAAAGAAGAGCTAGTAAGTATAATGGCCAATGAGTTAGCTAAGGTATTAAGATATTATAATTTACTACCATATTCCTCTGCGGCTGTTCAAAAAATTATTTGTCCATTTCATAATGATGCTAATCCATCACTCTCTATTGACTTAAACAATAATACATGGTATTGTTTTGGCTGTGATAAGTTTGGCGATGCTAAGAAATTTGTAATCTTGATGGAAAAAAAGTACCACAACATAAATGACTTAGATGCTCTTTTATTGTATTATGAAATAATTAAGTCAAATAAATTTAGTGATATTGAAGTACAAAGGTTTACAAAAAGAAAAAAGCCAAATAAACAATTATATAATGAAGCTTATGACTATTATCATGGGTTATCAAAAATAAATTGGGTAGGCGAAAATGAAATACAAGAAGTTATTGAAGCTAGAGATTATATGGAAAAAAGAGGTTTCAACCCACAAACATTAAATAAGTGTGGAGCAAAAATAACATATAATAATTCTTATAGTATAATTTTTCCAATGCTTGATAATGGTAAATTTAGAGGATGGGTTTGTAGAACAACAAAAAGAGATGTTGAGAAGAAAAGAAAGTATTTATATAATACAGGTTTTAGTAGGGCTTCTACTCTTGTTGGAGATTATGGGAGAGAAAAATATGTAATAGTTGTGGAAGGTTATATGGATAGATTGAAGTTCATTCAGTATGGTGTAGACAATGTCGTTGCAATACTTGGATGGAAAATATCAGATGAGCAGTGTAATAAATTAAAAGCCAAAGGAATAACTCACGTTATAAGTGCATTAGATAATGATAAATATGGTAGAATGGGTACACAATACCTAAAGACAAATTTTAAAGTTATAAGGTTTAGATATTTGAAGGGTATAAAAGACCCAGGTGAAATGTCTAAAGCTATATTTAAAAAGTGTTATAATAAAACTTTACAAGATTTAAGATAAGGAGCATAATATGGGTTTATTAGACAAGATTAAAAATGATGCTAAAAAGAGTGGCCAGAATAAAAGTAAATTTATTTACTTTAGAGAAGGTCAGAAGCAGAGGATTCGCTTTCTCCAGGATATGGATGAAGGTATGGAAATTGTATTCCATGATAGTTTTGAACAGGGCATAAACGTACCGTGTCAGGAATTATTTGGTAGAGAGTGCAAGTATTGTAATGATTCAGATTTAAGAACAAGAAGTCAGTATTGTTGGTCTGTTTGGAATTATGAAACATCAGAAGTTCAGCTGTTTATGTTTGCCGTAAACAATTGCTCTCCTGTACCTGCACTCGTTTCTATGTATGAAGCTTATGGTACACTTCTTGATAGAGATTATGTAATTTCCGTTTCAGGTAAGCAGCAGAATAAAACATTTTCTGTTGTACCAATGGATAAAGTTAAATTTAGAAATACAAAGGCTAAACCTTATTCAAAGAAAGCTGTACTTCAGTTTATTGATAAAGCTTGGCCTAGTGATGAAGAGTCAGATGAAGATGACGACGAAGATTACACGCCGAAAAAGAAGCAGTCTAAGTCAGCAAAGAAGACACGTGATGATTATGATGTAGAAGATGACTATGATGAGGATGTTGATGTAGACGACGAAGATGAAGATGATGACAATGATTATGAGTCTATGTCAGCAAAAGAGCTGTTTCAGTTGTGTAAGAAAAGGAAGATTGATGCAATACCTAAAAAGTCACAGAAGTATTACATTAAGCTTCTTGAAGAGTACGATGAAGCCCAGAGTGATTGGGGTGACGATGAAGACGAAGATGATGAGTGGGAAGATGAGTAATCGAGGTATAATATGACAACTTATATTATTGAGGAAATTCTTAATTCTATGTTTTTACAAAATTATGATGGAGAGTGTTATACTATGGATTTTAAAAAGGTTTATGAAAAACAGGGTGAAAATCAGAGAGAGATGCTTAAGCTTGGTATGTATGATGAATCGCATTGTTCAGAATCTACACATAGAGATATGTATAATGTAGAATTACCAATTGATGATGTTCGTCTTGCATCTTATCATATTCAGCAGCTTATGTCAGAGGTTGGTGAGCTTCTCGATGCAGATAAGCGTTGGAAAAACTTTAGAAATGAGAAATATGATAAGGATGCCAAACTTGATGAGCTTGTTGATTGTTATATTGAGCTGTTTAATATATCAATGTTTTCTGGATTCTCTGCAGAAGATGTATATAATGCAATACTTAAAAAGCTCGGTGTTATTAAATCAAGGATTGATAAAGAGGCAAAGAAGCAGGCATGCAATTGCAGTTGTGACAAAGAGAAAAAAGATAAACATGAAGTAGAAAGTAAACCCGGCGTTGACATCTTAATTGTAAATGGTCAGCCGGTAGAAGTACCAGATGGTGTATCTATTGCTGATTTTCTGTTTGGTATTTATAGATAATATTTATGTATAATTAAGCTGTATGGGATAGATGTAAAAGTCTATCCCATATGTGTTATTATAGATAGGCAGGTAAATAAAAATGGTAATTATTATAGAAGGCATAGATAGGGTTGGCAAAACAACTTTAGCAAATAAAATAAGCGAAGAGCTAAATGCCCCTATATATAAGCAAGATAGGATAGGTGGTAATAAACTTTTAGTTGATAATGGTGAAAGTAATACTATAAAGAATTATAGAACATGTAATATATGTGAAAATTATATAAGAGCAAAAACCATTGTTGATTTTTGGAATTGGTCAGGTTTTACTCAAAATATTATAATGGATAGGTTTCATTGGACGGAAGCAGTTTATAGTCTTGTTGATAGAGATTGTAAAGAGCAGTACGATGCTATGAAGTTAATAGAAAAAAATATGCTTCAGCGTTCTGATAACTATATTATTATATATGTTATGCCGGCTGATATAAAATGGAGTTCAAGACAGCATGGAAGTGATTTGACAAGGCATAATGAAGAGTTTGTTAAGTTATATAACGAAAGCAAATTAAATAAATGTATGTGTACACTATTTACGATGGATGTAGTATTAGATAGAATTAGAGGTATATTGAGTAATGGCAAGAGATAAAAGGTTAATACAGTTTTATTTAACGACAAATTGTAATTCACGCTGTAAAACATGTAGTATATGGAGATGTAAAGGCGATATAAACTTAAATCCAAATATTGTTGCAGGTATATGTGCACAGAATTTAGATGCCGATTTTGTATTAGGTGGCGGAGAGTTTACATTATATGCATATAGGCATATGTTATTAGAACAGCTAGATGATTTAGGTGTTAATTATACAATACTTTCTAATGCAGTAAATATACGATTGCTAGAAGATGTTTTAGATAGACACGATATTAAAAATTTAACAATTAGTTGTGATGGAATATACCATGATACAATTAGAGGGGTAAAAGGTAATTTATTACATATAGGTTATATTTTAGACAAATATAGAAAAAAGATACCTAATATAAAATTAAGTTATACATATAGCAAATTTAATGAAGAAAACTTTATAAATGATATGAATTTTATAAAGTATTCGCTTGGGTTTGATAAAGTATATTTCTGTATTGCTCAAGATATGGATTTGTTAAGGACAGACGGTGATGTAAAGCCAAAGGATTTGAAAAACATTTTAACAAAAAGTGATATGCTTTATGATAAGGACAGAATTTTTATCGAGAACCTGTTAGAAGGAAAAAAGAAAAAGTGTGATAGTGTAGGTTCTGTTTTTACAGTATATACAAATGGTGATGTTGTTTCATGTCAAAGTTTTATGTCAAGTTTAGTTATTGGAAATGTTTATGAGAAGCCATTTAATGATATAGTAAAGAATGTGGTACCATTTGATTGCCCATTTGATGGAAAGTGTAATCTATTGTGTCAAAGGAGGTATGACTAATGATTGTTGGTTATAGTTATTGGGGTTATCTTGGAGATACAAAATATGATGTAAATGGAAATGTAGCAAGTACGCCAGATGGAAATGCTTTTTATAGCTGGTCTATAATTAATGGGTTATTAAAAGCTGGAGATAAAGTAATACAGATTATGCCAGATAGAGATTACGTTGGTTTTGAAAAGGAACAAAATGGATTGTTTTCATCTTGGTGTAGTAATGAAAGATTAAATGCATATAAAAGTATGGTAAAGATGCCAAAAGAGTCAGATATGAAACTAGTATCGAAAGGAAGTTTATTTGAAATATGGAATAAAAATGGCTTAAAAGATTGTGACGTTATATTACATGAGTGGAGAATGCCAATACCTGGAAGAAACACATTTTCTACAAGATATATAGCACAAAAACATAACGATAGTGTTGATTATAAGAATTATCAACCAGATTTCTTTATTCAAGAGTGTTTATGTGAGTATTGTAGTATATATAAAATACCAATGATAATATTTGATTTGGATTATAAGTTAACAAGCGAAATGCTAGATGAGTTACCAAATAAAGATAACATATTTGTATTTGAGTTAGGTTATAAATGGGAAGGTAAAAATTCTATGCATGTTGAAATTCCATTTGACTTTGATAGAATTTTTGATATACCAATTGCAAATACTGGTATGTTAACATATAATATTATATATGTAGGAAATAGATATGAAAGAGATTGGTGCATAGATAAATATGTCCCCACAGAATTAAATGATGTAGTTGTATATGGTAATTGGTTAGAATCAAACAGAGATAGTAAAACAAGGTGGCCAAATATAGAGTTTGGAAGAAGACTTCAAACCAAAGAAATGGTGAGTGTATATAACAACTCAGTGTGTACATTGTTGTTAGCAAAGAAAGAATATGTAGAAAATAATTTTATGACAGCAAGAATTATAGAGTCTATATTCTATGGATGTGTACCGCTATTTATAGAAGAGTATGGAGAAGAATGTATAAATAGATATGCTGGCATATATAGTTCATTATTGACTGTAAGTTCTAAATCTGATGTTATAGAAAGAACATTAATGTTTAAATATAATAAAGATTTGAGGGTTGGTGTAATTTATTACTTAAGAGATTTATTAGCTGGGTTTATGGATGCTAAATATTTTGTAGAAGATATACATAATGTATTATCTATAATGCACATCGCTAAAGATAAAGAGTAAAGTAAAAAAAAGGAGAAAGTAAAATGTTTGATTATAGCGCAATAGATAATGTAAACGTTATGAAGGTTGCAGAAGGAATAGACGAGGCGTGGGAGTTTTGGTATAATGTTTTATGTAGTCAGGATTCAAAAAATCAGTCAAGAGATGGAGATGTACACGGTGAGATAATAAATGCCATAACTGTTATAGAGAACCCAATAAATAATATATTGAAATCTAATATAAGGAAAATGCCAATCAAATACGCAATAGGTGAAATGCTTTGGTATTTATCAGGTAATAATGCATTAGCAGAGATACAGAAATATACACACGGCTGGGATAGAATGTCAGATGATGGTGAGACTGTAAATTCTAATTATGGTTATTGTATAAAAAATAAGTTTGGCTTTGACCAATGGGCATTTGTTAAAGCAGAGTTGTTAGAAAATCCAAATTCGAGAAGAGCAGTGATACATATAAAGGAACCTAATAATATTGATAGTAAAGATGTAAATTGTACAGTGAGCTTACAATTCTTTATAAGAGATAATAAGTTATATATGACAGTATATATGAGGTCAAATGATATATGGATGGGTTTTCCGTATGATGTTTTTCAGTTTACATGTATGCAGATTTTAATGAGCATGCAGCTTGGGATTGAATTAGGTACATATACTCATATAGCTGGAAGTTTACATCTTTATGAAAGGAATGTGAAGAAAGAGGAGTAAAATGGGTGTAACAGCTGTCGTGCTGTTATCAAATATAGAATCACATCAGACTGAGACAATTGGTGCTATTTTAAATCAATTGTCTCAGTTTATTCCAAATTTATTTGTTGTAGATTTTTATAAGAACAACAAGATGCAAAAAATGTTGAACAATGATTCTGTTATTTTGGTAAAAGCAAATCAGTGGAATTATGAAACATGGAGTCAGATGTATAACCATTATAAATATATGGTTGCAGAGTGTGATAATATTATATTAATTAAGACACCTGTATTAAGAGATAATAAAGAAGTTCTTAATACAGATATGTTAATGAATATTAGTAAAAACATAATTGCAGATGATAAATGGAATATGCAATATGATTTTATGAAGCGGCTAATAGAAAGGCTTGTATTTGTAAAGGCATGTAGAAGAAAAAATGTAATCCAGTTTATGATTGACCCAGAAGAGGTTGATTTTAGTAGTGTATGGAATTTTAAGAGTTATAGTAGATATGGTGTTTGTAATTGGGGTGATATAGAATATATACCAATGTATGAATGGGCACTATATAATACGTTTGTTCAGGACATTCCAAAAGCTCAAGAGTTATATTTTATAGCATCTGCATATACAAATGAAAGAAAAGAATATCTAAGCGCTGTTAAAACAGAGATAGATAAAAAACTCGGTAGAAGAAGAATAGGTTTTGTAAGAAACAATCCATCTCGTGGAAGGGTAGATTATTTTGACGTAGATGGCAGAGAGAGAAGGGTAAAGCAAGATACATATTTATATAATTTGATGTTATCAAAATATACAATTATAAATCCAAGCTATATGAAAGAGCGATTTAATATAGTAAGATTTATGGAAGCTATTATATGCAATTGCGTGCCGTTAATTTTAAACGACGTAGATTTATATGACTTGAGATTGACGTTTCCAGATATATATGATATAATAAATGAAAGGGAACTGGTTATAGCACCAGAAAATGTATGTGTAAGATTAACAAGATATTTTGAAGACGCTATAAATGGTTCTGTATTAAAGCAGCAGAGGATAAATGAAACAGGTGTTGTTAAAAGGCCAGATATGGAGGTGTGTAATTTAATAAAAAAGACTGATAGTTTTAAGCTAATAGTTGATGAAGATTATATAAGAGGTTTTTATAAAACAATTCTTATATGAGAAAGGATGTAAGTGAATAATGTTTGATTTACATAGACATGATGAATTTAGTACATTTGATGGATTTGGTAAACCTGCAGAGTTAGCTGTTATAGCAAAAGAATTAGGATATAAAACTTTATGTACAACAAATCATGGTAATACAAATGGATTAATACAGACGTATAAAGCATGTGAGTCAGTAGGTATAAAAGCAATATTAGGTGTAGAAGGATATTTCTTACCAAAGTATAAAGAAAAAGAAAGAGGTTACCATTTAATATTGGTAGCTAAGAATTTAAAGGGTTATGGTAATCTTAATAGGATTCAGTTTGAAGGTGAGAAGCAAAAGTATTATAATCCGATATGGGATTTTAAATTGTTAAGAAAGTATCACGAAGGGTTGATTTGTTCTACAGCTTGTGTTGCTGGATATCTTGCACAGTGTATAATAAATGATAAGTATGAAAATGCAGAAAGATATTTATTAAAGATGCAAAGTATATTTGGTGATGATTTTTATGTAGAGGTTCAACCGTATAAAGTTTCTGAGGAAGGATTACAAGAAAAGGTAAATATAGAAAGCATAAGGTTAGCTCAAAAGTTAGGAATAAAATGTATATTAACTTCTGATTCTCATAGAGGTAGAAAAGAGGATTGGGAAAGTTATTTAAAGATGCACGAGATTGCAGGTCATAATCTTGAACATATAGAAGAAACTTATAAAGAACGTTATATGCCAAGACCGGAAGATATGTTTCATAGGTTTGTTAAAATGCATAAAGAATATTATGGTCTTAAAGAGGCAAGGCATTTGGCAAGCGAAATGTATAGTAATTTAGATGAAATAGAAAATAAGTGTGAAGACGCATGTGAATACTTAAAAGAGTTACCACAAATTTTACCATCTTTAGGTGAAGAATTGGATAGTTATAAGTTGCTTGTTAAACATGTAAAAGATGGATTAAAGTTTAGAGGTAAATATAATAAAGAGTATATTGATAGGGCTAAAGAAGAGTTAGATGTAATTCACTATCATGGGTTTGAGGATTATTTCTTAATGGTAGAGGATTATGTAAATTGGGCAAAAGATAATGGAATTGCAGTTGGTCCAGGTAGAGGTTCTGCCTGTAACTCTATTATATGTTATGCTCTTAGAATTACAGAAGTGGATAGTATATATTTTAATCTTGAGTTTAGAAGGTTCTTAATGAAGGAAAGAAAGAAGATGCCGGATATAGACCTAGATTTTGAGACAGAGAGAAGGGGAGAAGTTATAGATTATCTGCTCGATAAATATAAAGGTCATTCGGCGCAGGTTTGTTCTTATGGTTTATATAGGGTTGAGAACCTCCTAAATGACCTAGCAAAGGTCTGTGGACTACCAACAGATAAGTCTTTAGATAAAGATGATATAAGGATAAATAAGTCAATTATAAAGGAAATAAAAGCATATGTACATGAGTATATAGATGAAGGTTTTCTTATTGTAGATAGATTAAAAAGTGATAGTAGGTTTAATCAATATAATGAAGGTTATATGAATATTATTACACACTTTTTAAAGTTATATGAGAAGGTAAGATTTATAGGAACTCATGCTGCTGGTGTAGCAATTACAGGTGGAAATATACTTGATTATACAGCAATAAAAATAGATTCAAAGTCTGGTAGATATTTTACAAATTATGATTTGGTAGATGTAGAGGATATAGGTGTAATTAAGTTTGATATACTTGGTTTAACAACAATGTCAGAAATAAGAGATTGTAGAAAAGTTACAGATACTCCAGGTTTTGATATATCTATGATAGAAGATGAAAATGTTATAAAGGCATTTTCAGAAGGTAGATGTAATGGTGTATTTCAGTTAGATAAAGCATCTGTTCAGAATCTATTATTAAGTATACATACAAACTGTTTTAATGATGTTGTTGCGGCAACGGCCATGAATAGACCAGGTCCATTAAAACAAAAGCAGCCAGAAATATATGCAGCAAATAAAGAGGCGTATGAACTTGGTGAAGAGGGTACAAGAATACCGGCACTTGATAAGTATTTACAAAAGACGTATGGTACAATTATTTACCAGGAACAGATTATGAGAATGGCTGTTGAAATTGCAGGTATGTCATGGGATGAGGCACATGCTATAACAAAGATGAAAATTGGTGTACCAAAGTTTAATTGGTATTTCGAGGGTGAATATCCAAAGTTTGAAGCTAATTTTGTAAAGGGATGTGCAGAGTTAGGTATCGAAGAAGAGCGTGCAAAAGATATATTTAAAAAGTTTTATGATTATTCATTTAATGAGGGACATTCTGTTGGGTATACGCTTATATCTGCAGAGCAAATGTATTATAAAGTACATTATCCAGAGGTGTTTTGGTTTAGTAAAATAAAGTATGCTAAGGATGATTCTAATTTTGCAAAGTATTGTGAAAATGCTGTTATTGATGGTGCTGTTGTATTCTTACCACACGTTAATTATTCGAAGCCAAAAAGTTCTTTAAGAAAGGTTGATGGAGAATATGCAATACAGCAAGGTTTAACAGCAATAAAGGGTGTTGGAGAGGTGGCAGCATCTGTAATTGTAGAAGAAAGAAAAAATAACGGCATATTTACAGATATAGATAATTTTATTGATAGGTTGGCTGCAAATCCAAAAGGCTCAAAGGTTAATAAGAGGGTAATAAATTTATTGATAGAGTATGGTGCATTGGATTTTGATAAAAAACTATATATTTCGTAGGTAAAAAAATATAATTCTGCTTTATATTCAAGAGGTCAAAGAAAATAAATATATACATTATATTGACAAACATATAATTTTATGATATAATATACTATAATATGAATGAAAGGAAAAATGTTATGAGTAAAAACAATTCAGTGTTGAGTTCAGAGTATTCATTAGATTTTGACAATAAAAGGAAGCAGAGAATAGAGGTATCATTTTTTAAGTATGGTCCTGCAAGAGAAAATTTTCCAGCTAGAGTAGATGCAATAGCAACTGCAGAACTTTGTATAGATGCGTTTAAGAAAGATGGAAATACAGAACATCTTGTAGATGCTGCAAATTATTTGATGTTTAGATATATGTTTCCAATGCCTGGTGAATATTTTAAACCAACAAGTTCTAGTGAGAGTGTAGGTACTGTAGGGACACCAATTAATATGGAGTATTAATATGAAAGCAAAAAATAAATGTGTTATTGGTAAAGATTTTTGTAGAGGTTGTCATTTCTTTAATGGGTTTGATTGCGAGTCAATTGATATATGTGAGAAATGTAAAAAGTGCAAAAATTTTATACGTATACCAAAGGCCGTTGATAGTATATATATTACATATAAATGTATAGGAGAAGAGTATGTCTGTAAACAAACAGCAGATAATTAAGTTATGTAGTGATATAAATAAAAAAGAAGGTGAAGGCACAATATATTCTATTGGCTCTAAACACGCTAACTTAAAGATAAATCGTTGGTCAACAGGAATAGAAGACTTGGATGCCATTGTTGGTGGTGGCATTCCAGAAGGTAGAGTTATAGAGATATTTGGTCCAGAGAGTTCTGGTAAAACAACTCTACTATATCATCTAATGAGTATGCATTCATTAGCATTGGATATACCGGTAGAGGGAACATTTGATGCAGAGAGGGCGTCTGTATTTGGAAATAGACCAAAACAATTATTGGTTTATAGAGCAAGATTTGGAGAGGACGCCCTAAACAAATCAATAAAGTTTGCTAAGGCCGGTATACCAATTATAGGTATAGATAGTGTACCAAGTTTGGTTCCAAAAGAAGATGCTGAGAAAGTTCTTAAATCATCTGATAAAGATAGTATAGAAGAGCAGAGGATAGGCGGAACGGCAAGGTTGTTAAATAAATACTTACCAACAATAGAGGAGATAATAGAGGTTACTGGTACATCTATTATATTTATTAATCAGGTGAGAGATAAAATGAATGCTATGATGTTTGGAGAAAAGACAGATACTCCAGGCGGTAGAAAATTAAAGCATTCAGCAAGCCTTCGTATTCAGGTTGCCAGAAGGGCATGGATTGAAATACCTAATAAGAATCCAAAAAACTCTGCATCAACAGAGAAGGTTGGGTTTATAATGAAATGTAAAGTTGTGAAGAGTAAGGTATGCAACCCAATGGGTGAATGTGAAATACCTTGTTTCTTTGATAGAGGTTTTGTTAGTTTCGATGATGTCAAAGAGATTAGAAAGGAGTTGATGAAGCAGAGAGCAGAACAGTATGGTAGAAGAATAAAAGACATATCATTAGATGAAGATGTAGAAGATGATGAGTAATGGAGGTAATATATGGTAAATGGATTTAGTAGTCAGTTAATGGACAAAGATAAATTGTTAAATACATATATCGGTCTCTGTAAAACAAAAGATGTATTAATTAGTAGTTATCAGCAGAATAAAGAGTTGTTAGAGGAACAGAATGAATTGTTAAAGAAACATTTGGCAAAGGCAAATCCGGAGTATTTTAAAGATTTGTTTGGCTATTATTATGATGATGTAGAAGACATTCGTAAAAAGATAGCAGAGGCCGGTGAGTAAGATGAAAAGAACAAAAATGAGTAGGGTTAAAGAGTTTATATCTTACTTTATAGAAGCAGTTTTGAATATTATATTTTGTATGTTTGTATTTATAGGAATATTTATTTCTGTTATTGTAAGCTGTATATACTTTTTATATGAGTTGTTTGAAAGTATTGAGGATTGAAAATGAACGAATATAAATGCGAGAGTTGCATATATGGAGATTTGTCGGTGGATGATTTTCCATGTGATATTTGTTATAAAGGGAGCATGTATGAACCAGAAGAAGGGAACGATGGTAAATGAGTAGAATGTCAAAAGATGATTATTATATGGGTATAGCAGAAGCTGTAAGTAAACGTTCTACATGTTTAAAAAGACGTTATGGATGTGTAATAGTAAATAACGATGAAATAATTGCAACAGGTTATAATGGTAATCCTAGAGGTTTAGAGAATTGTTGCGATAAAGGTATTTGTAATAGATTAGATAAGCCATCTAATACCGGTGATTATTCAGATTGTTATTCTGTGCATGCAGAACAAAATGCTATGTTATCTGCCGCAAGGAGAGATATGATAGGTGCAACAATGTATCTATATGGTGAGGCTAATGTTGAAGGTGATTGGATAAGGATATTGTATCCAGAACCGTGTCCAATTTGTGGTAGAATGATAAAGAATGCCGGTATTGATAGTGTTATAAAAAGGTCTTGGAGTTAATAAGTATGTTTTATATAACAATACCATATTTTAGTTTGAGTAATATATATAACTCATGTCAAGCTATAGGCTGGAAGAAGGTAACAGATAATAAGTTTATTGTTATACATAAAGATAAAATAGTTCAAGTAACACAGAGAAAAGAAAATTTTTCATTCTCGTGTAGTGAAGAAGAGTTTTATGAAACGTGGTATGATTATTTTGACCTAGGTACAGATTATTCATTACATCATAATTTCTTTAGGTCAATAGATAAAGAAGATTTAATGCCAATGTGTAATAAGTGTAAAGGTTTACACATTTTAAAACAAGATACATTTAAGGTTTTGATATATAGTATATTTTATGAAAAGTTAAAAACGTTTTCTGGAGCAGATATATTGTGTGAAACACTTTCTCAGCATATTGGAAAGAAAAGAAAGAAAACAATATCAGGTCAAGTTATAAATTGGTTTGAGTTTCCATCTGCAGAAAGTATATTGAAAAAAAGCGACATATTAGATAGGAATATGTTTATAAGATTTAAGCAAGATGTACTAGATGTTTGTAGTTTGATTGTTGATGGTTGGCTTGATTTAGATTATTTAAGTATATTATCAACAAGCAATGTAGTAAATGCTAGAGAGTATTTAGAGAGTTGTGGAATATCAAAAGTATGTATAAAATTTGTTATGATTTTAGCATTACATAAAACGTCATATTTTATATGTAAAAAATATCTTGATACTTTTATAAAGAATAATTTCTGTATGTGCATTGAGGATTTTGTTGATTGGTCATGTAAGAAAAGTAGAAATAAAGGTTTTTATAAAAGAAACATTAGTTATTTAAACTTTGTATTAATTTACAACTGTTTAGGTACGACGTGAGGAGATGTGATAATTGGGAATTGTAGATGAAATTAAAAAAGATGCAATAGGTAATAAAACAAAAATACAATCATCAGATGCGGCTGTGTTAGAAAAGGTTTTTAATAGAATGTTTTTCTTGCCTAAAGATGTAGAACAGGAAACACGTTTTGTTAATATGGTAATGACAAGAGGAACAGATACACAAGAGAGAATAGGATTACACGCATCAGCTTTAATAAAAGGCGATAAGGATTTTTGTTTGAGACAGCAGGTATTAAGCTTATTATATAGACAGCTACAAGGTGAGCAAATATCTGTAGGTTTAAAAAGAGTTTTTGAAGAAGGTAATGCTATACATGAAAAGTGGCAGAGAATGTTTATAAGAGCAGGCTATAGTACACCGTGGACACTTGATGTTACAAAGTTTAATAAAAAGTATAGAATTAGTTATACTCCAGATATTATATGTGAGATACCAGAATTTTATAATGGTAAAATGGTTGGCGAGTTAAAATCTGTAAATACATTTCAGTTTCAGAAAATGACAAGACATCCAAGTGCATGGAAGCAATTACAGTGGTATATGTATTTAACAGGTATACATAAGGGGTTTGTATTATCAGAAGATAAGAACACTCAGGATTTTAAAGTTGAGGTTTATGATTTTGATAGTACAATTGTTGCACCATTTATAGATAGGGCAGAACAAATAAAGTTTTATTATAATAGGGTGTTAAAAGAAAAGAAGATGGTAAAGAGACCAAAAGATGCAAAGGGTAGTGAATGTAAGAGATGTAAAGAATGTGCGTTGAAAAACGCTTGTTGGAACATAGATGGTGGAGGTATTAGATTATGAATGAAGATGTAACGTATAAGCCAATACCAATAGAAGAAGTAGCAGCAGAGTTAGGTGCATCAACTGTACATACAGCAATGTATTTTTCATATTGTTTACAGATGATAGATTTTTTAGGTTTTATAATTTGTAAGAAGGAAGTAAATAAAGGAGAAAATAATAATGTTAATGATAAAGGCAAAAACTGAGATTTTAACAAATATATCAGAAGGTGGAATTGAAGAGTTAAAATTAATTGAGTTAATTGGTAGGACATGTTATAAGTCAGAAGATAAGATAGCAGAAGATGGAAGTACAGCAAAGAAATTTGTTAAGCAGCTTATAAATAGTGGGCATGAGGCAATGCTTGAACACTCATTACTCACAGTTAAGTTTACTGTAGATAGAGGAATTACACATGAGCTTGTAAGACATAGATTATTTAGTTTTGCCCAGGAAAGTACACGTTATTGTAATTATTCAAAAGATAAGTTTGGAAATCAAATAACATTTATTGTACCATGCTATTTAGATTATATAAATTTAGAAGGTGGTTTTTATGAGTGGAAGAAAGCATGTATAGAGGCAGAAGAAGCATATTTTAAATTGTTAAATGAAGGTTGTACTCCACAAGAGGCACGCGCTGTATTACCAAATAGTACAAAGTCTGATATTATTGTATCTGGTAATTATAGGCAGTGGAGACATTTCTTTAATTTAAGAGCAGCAGAGGTTACCGGTAAAGTACATCCACAAATGAAAGAGGTAACAATTCCGCTGTTAGAAGAGGTGCATAATAGGATTCCAATTGTATTTGATGATATATGGGAAAAGTGTAATGGCAAAGTATAAGCAAATATGTATAGGTATAGACCAGTCTTATGTAAATACAGGTGTAAGTGTTTCTGCTGAAGGGGTTTTGAAAAAGGTAACATCTATTAGGTTAGATAAATATAAAACAAACTCAGAGAGAAGAAAAGTGTTGAGAAATCAATTGTTTCATATTATAAATAGAATAGAACCATTAGCAGATGAAGTTATATGTGTAATAGAAAGAATTAGACTTAGAAGTCAAGGTTTTATAAATATAGATTATATAAAGTCAATAGGTGCATTAAATTCTATAATTGTAGATGTTATGCATGAGTTTGGTATAAAGGTATATTCTGTAGATACACGCTGCTGGAAGTCACAGGTTATAGGTACAAGTAAACCGTGTAAAAATAAATATAATGTACCAGATGAAAAATGGCCTACAGTTTTATGGTGTGTAAAACAGGGGTTTAAAAGTGATATACTTATAGATATGTCAAACTCAAGGAAGACGAAGGGTGTGTTTATTGATAAGCAAAATAATAAGATGATGTTTAATAACGATGCTGCAGATTCTGCTGCAATATCAATGTTTTGGTTTGTTGGAGATAAGAATAAGTTAAAGGTAGAGTGTTGATTTGTTATGTATAGTTCTAAAATAACGTGTTGTAAGGATTGTAAAGAAAGGTATATTGGGTGTCATTCAAAATGTGAAAGGTATATAAAAGAAAAACAAATGTTGGAAAAAAGCAAGACACTATATTATAAATCGTTACCACCTAAAATAAGTGAAGGCGATTTTTTAGGTGACGATGGACATATGAAGTTAGGAAAGTTTAAAGGTTTAAAAAGAAGTCAAAGAACAAAGAAATAAAAATAATTTATAACTTTATATTGACGTACTGATTTATATATGATATAATAGATTAAAGGATAAAGATTGCGAGGTGCAGATTATATGTATATGAATCAGATAGAAACAAAGTACGGTATAAAGGTTGACGCATTAGAGTTTAGAAGTTTAAAAGACTTTTATGATTATATTTGTAACACACCGATAAATGCAGCCTTTAGGTGGAAGTCACATAAAAGTGTAGAGGTAAATGAGTATAGAACAACGTTTACAGGTACTAGAGATTTTGATGAAGCAACTACCCTTTTTAAAGATGGTTATAAAGAAGGTGCGGAGAGGTTATCAAATATATTAAAAGCAGAAGAGGCCAAGGTTAAACCTACATATGCTAGAAGAACAGTATATGATGTACAAGGATATATGCCATGTGTTCCATTGTATCTTAATGGCATACCAAATAATATGATAACAACTAAAAATGTTAAAATTAAACAGAAGGTTGTTGTTATAAATAAAGATATTAGTTATAGTGCAGGCGTATCTAAAGACAAGATAATGGATGAAAGTGTAAAAGCATTTAGAATAATAAGAAAACTAGAATCACAAGGTTATAGATGTGAATTAAATATAGTATTTGGTTCATATAAGTTTAGAAGAGGCTTTGCATGTAGGATAAGGATAAAGGGCGCTGATGAAAAGCTAAATATTTCAAAAGCGGCATTTCCATTAATACACCCAAGCATGCTAAGAAGGTTAATGTTTAGGTTTGAAGAGGTGTATCCGGATATAACAAATGATTTCACAAGGGATTATGGAATACCTATTGGCATAGAAACACTTAAACAATTATATAATGGTACATTTTTACCAAAGGTTATACAGATAGATATAGATAAGTTAAGAAATGTTGAAGACATATATTAAAAATTTTCTTAATTTATTTTAAACATTATATTGACAAGCTCAATTATATTTGATATAATTATATTGTATCATATAAATATGGTTTTTCAATAAGGAGTAGATAAAGATGTCAGTTGACAAAACACAGCCTGTAAACTTCGAGGTGTTAGAAATAGCACCTGGAGATAAAAAAGGGTTTGTAAAAATATCTGCAAGATTTTTCAATAGTGAAAAGGTTTATGATTACTATAGAAAATCAAAGTCAGATGGATTAAATAATTATGGTATTATTTCTGGATGTAGGGTAACATTTAGTAAGTTTACAAATAATGATGGAAAGTATGCCCTGGTAAATATTACAAGAGAGTATGATACAAAGGGCGGGTATAGACAATCCACCGAGAGTATTACAAGAGAACATAGAGCAACACCTAATGTAGATGATTTTATATTGTTAGGTGGTGAAGATGTTGAAGATACCACCGAAGAACAAAAAGAAGTCGTTGAAGAAGTAAAAGATGTAAAGCCAAAGGAAGAAGTTATAAAGCTTCCTAAGAAAATAAGGCATGAAGAATATGAAACAATTTGTACATGCTTAGATGCAGGTATTGCGGTTTATCTTTATGGACCTGCAGGTTCTGGTAAAAATTATACACTCGAGCAGATAGCAAGAGAAAGAGGTTGGAATTTCTACTTTACAAATTCTGTACAGCAAGAGTATAAGCTATCTGGATTTATTGATGCTGGTGGTAGATACCATGAAACAGAGTTTTATAGAGCATGTACAGATGATGAAGAGTGTATGTTCTTTTTAGATGAGCTTGATGCTAGTATACCAGATGTGTTAGTGTTATTAAATGCGGCAATTGCCAACGGTTACTTTGAGTTTCCAACTGGTAAAGTAACACTTGATTTAAATAAAATACATATTGTTGCTGCAGGTAATACAGCAGGTTCGGGTGCAGACGATATGTATACCGGTCGGTCTGTAATAGATGCATCAACAATGGATAGATTTGTATCTATTCCATTTAGTTATTCAGAGCCAATTGAGTTGAAGATAACCAAAGGTAATAAAGAGCTTGTTGATTTTATACATGATATAAGGAAGGTATCAGAGAATCTTGGAATAAGAGCAGTATTTAGTTATAGATGTATGATAATGACAATGAAGCTCGAAGAGAAGGGAATGGCATTAGATAAAATAATGCAGATAGCAATAATGAAGGGGTTAGATAAAGACACTGTAAGAACAATACATGTGTTCGGTACAAATAAATATTATCAAGCTTTAAAAAGGTACCAGATGTAATAGTCTGGTATATGGGCCTATAGTTTAAGTGGTAGAATACATTTGTCTAACAAATGGTGATTTAGGTTCGAATCCTAACAGGCCCACTATGTGAGGAAAATAATCCCACATATAGTAGCTAAGTGTAGCATAATTGCCAATAAAAATTTATAAGTAAAGGAGAGAAAAATTATGGCAAAAAATTACACAATTTCAGAAGCAGCACAGATTATGGTAGCAGGTACAGACAGAGAGGCTATTGCAGATATTGGTAAGCGTTATCCACTTCTTGCAATTAAGCTTGTTACCGTCGGTACAAAGGCAGGTAAAGATTTTGTAGACCTTATGGGTTATATGCCCGATTATCTTACTGCCAACAAAGTTAATAAGGCTATTAAAGAAGAGTATTCTGGCGATGAAGCAGAGGATGCCGATGATGTAGAAGATGAAGCCGATGTTGAAGAAGAAGCTGCAGATAAGAAGCAGTCCAAGGCTAAGAAGGCAGCTACAAAGAAAGATGTCGATGTAGATACATCTGATACAGATTATGCTAATATGAACAATGCTAAGCTCTATAAGCTGCTTGGTGATTATGGTGAGAGAAAGGCATGCAAGGCAGAGTTCGGTGACCTTTCTAAGGCATCAATGATTTCGTATCTTACAAAGCATCATGGTGATGGTACAGCTGCAGAGGATGAAGCAGAAGAGGATTGGGAAGAGGATAAGCAGGAAGATAAGTATGCAGATATGTCCGCCCAGGAACTCTTTAAAGAGTGCAAGAAGAGAGGTATTAAGGCCGCACCTAAGAAATCTACTAAGTTCTATATTGACCTGCTTAAGAAGGCTGATGCTGAGGCTGAAGCTGAAGAAGAGGAAGCAGAAGATGATGACTGGGAAGATGATGATGTAGAGGAAGAAGAGCCGCCTAAGAAAGCATCCGCAAAGAAGGCAGCGGCAAAACCTGCAAAGAAGGCTGCACCTGCAAAGAAGGCAGCAAAGAAGCCTGAGCCGGAAGAAGATGCTGATGATGACGACGACTGGGACATCTGAAGTGAAGAAAACTTTATGAATAAACCAGTTGTTTAATATGGTGTAATTAGATGGGCTGGTTAGTGATGTGTATTGCTAACCAGCTTGTTTGATATTATGGTGTATATATGAATATAGATTATGTATTAAATATAGATTGTAGAAATGAAGATGGTCGTTTACTTTTACAAAAAGAGTTAAAAAAGATAAAACCATTTGTTAAATGTAAAAGCGATGTGCCAATTACATATATTGAAAAAGCAATAAGGATATTATGTAATAAATATGAATATATGTTAAAGGTATATGCAGATACAGCATCTGGAGAAGAATACATAATTTGGAAATGTGAAATTACAAACTGTAAAGATTTGAGTTTAACAAGTAATACCTATGGATGTTCAATTTATGAATGCTTAGCAAAGGCGGTTATAAAGTTATATTCAGAAAGGTAATTTGGAGGTGTATAATTGTTAACAAAAATATATACAGATGGTGCCTGTTCTGGAAATCCAGGCCCAGGTGGCTGGGCTGCTATATTTTTTAATAAACAAGGCAGAGAGGTTAAGAGAGGTTGGTGTAAGAATACCACAAATAATAGAATGGAGTTAACGGCCATAATATCCGCATATAAATATATAGTTGAATGTGCAAATAAATGTGATAGTTTTATAATATATACAGACTCTGCATATGTTGCAAATTCAATAAACAATGGATATTTAGATGTTTGGAAAAACAATGGTTGGAAAACAACAAAAGGCGAAGAAATAAAAAATGTAGATTTATGGCGTAAGCTTATTTGGTTGTTAGATATTATAAATGTAAATCCAACGACGTTTGCAAGTGTAAAAATTGAGATAGAAAAAGTAAAAGGTCATTCTGGTAATACCTTTAATGAGGATGCAGATTATAACGCTAGGAGTATGAGCGAATATGCTAAGGGAGAAGGTATTGCATATGAAGGTGAAGAATGAAGAGTATAAAAAATATTGCATAGAGATTTATAGATTAACATTTAAAGCAGAAACAAGGAAAGATGCATATTTGAAAGCTTGTAAGTGGTATGCCAAAAACATATTAAGTAACAATGAATTGCAGGGTATCCAATGTGAATATATTAAGGATGAGCAATCTCCATCAGTTACTATTTGTTTGTATGCCACAGTTATGGAAGAAAATGTATATGCAAGAACGTGTCAAATATGTAAAGAGACACATAGTTTGTTTTTTATGAATGATAGTTATAATTGTAATAGGTGTAATATAAACGCATATAGAAGTAGAATTACCCAAAGTATAGGAGTAAAGGTAGGATATTATAAAAAGTTATTAATGGAAAGTGGGGTAATATAAATAATGCTTTTTGATGTGTTGGTAGAATTGTATAAGTCAATTAAATATAGGATTGTAAATAGTGTTTATATAATTGCATTAATTTTAGAGTTTTCTATACCATATATAATGTATAGGCTAGGATATAGTTTATATATTAGCAGAGGTGGTATATATATTGGAAGTGAATTGTTATTGCCAATTGTATTATTCTTTATAGTTAAAGTTTTAAAAGAATATGCAAAGAAGAAAAACATTGTAGATGAAATGCCTGTACCAGATAAGAGGTATACTAGAGTAGATGAAGAAGGCAATGTACACATGGATAGAAATAAGTATATGGAAATGATGATATATGTTGCTAATGTCGAAGATTATTTAGAGAGGCATGGAAAGTTATAATGGAGGTTTTATATGCTAAATGGTTTATTTGTTCCATCAGAATCAGATGTTAAAAAGTGCGAAGAAGGAAAAGGTTGTGAGTACGGAATATGTGATGAATGTATTAAAACTAATAGAGAAGGAAGTTGAAATGGTAGTATCATTAACTGATTTAAAAGAAGCATTTAGTATGAGGGGTAAAAACTTAGAAGAGTTACAAGAAGGTGAAGAAGATGAATCTTTGGTGTTAACTGATGAAGAGGTACTTACAATAGGTAGTTATTTATTAGATGCAAGAAGTGCTATAAATGAAGTGTTAGAGATTTTAGGTGTAGGAGAATCTGATGGTTCTGAGTTACTTGGTGATGAAATGACAAAGTGATATAAATGAGGTTTATATGGCAAGGATAAAAATGCGATTGAATAAAGATGAAGACGCAATATGTACATGTTGTAAAAATGGCAGAGACTTATCATTAGATATGTATGATGTGAAAATTGGAAATGTTTATTTTACAATATGTGATACGTGTAATGAAATGCTATTAGCAAAATCTTTAAGGGCATCGTGTTTAACAAACGGTAGATTAAAGAGTAAAGAAGATATTGCAATTATAAAAAGGAGGGGTAGAAGTAAATATGAAATATGAAAGTTGTATTTGATAAGCTACCTAGTAAATATTGGAGTGATAAAGTAAAAATAGAATATATACAAAGACGAGTGATAGTATTTTGTATAATGTACTATAGGTTAAATACGAGTTGTATAAGTGATAGAGATTTCGATGAGTTATCAAAACAACTTGTAGAATTACAGAGTAATAAAAAGGATGTGGCAAAACAAACAAAATATTATTATGCACTATATGATTATGATGGTTCAACTGGCTTTCATGTTTATGATAGGCTAAATAATAGTGATAAAGAATATTTGCTATTGATAGCAAAAAATGTGTTATTAGTAAAAGGATTAATTTAAATAGTTATAATGTGCCGGCCGAAAGGCCGGCATAGTTTTGTATAATGAGGTGCAAAATGATTGAATTAAAAGAGTTAAAAAATAGAATGTATGTAGATGGAAAACCAGTAGCTTGGGATTATTTTTTGGATGTAGAACTAAATGAAGGTACATATCAGATAAGGTTTATGTATGGGCAGATTGAAGATGGCTTATATCAGGTTAAAGCGATAATACCAAGTAGTACAGTTGATAGTAGAGTAGATACAGTATACACAGGTGTGTTTAAACCATATAAGAATAACATGCCAATGCAGACAATTACTGCAATAGGAATATCATGTATTCAGGGAATGATTAAAGAGGAAGTACAGTTAAAGTCATGTGTTGATTTTTGTATAGGCGATGCTTTAAGAGGTATGTAAATGAAAAGGTCTGGTAAGTTTTATAGAAATAACGAAGCATCTGTTATGAAAAGACTTGGATTTACACCAACTCCAAATTCTGGTTCTGGATGGATAGTAAAAGAAGATGGTGAGAATGAAGACATTGTATGCCAATTAAAATCAACAGATGCATCTAGTATAAGAGTGTATAAGAAAGATATGGATACATTAGTATATCATGCACTTGTTTCACATAAACTTCCACTATTTGTAGTTCAATTTTTACAAAGTAATGAAGTTTATTTTCTTGTTAGACCAATTGACTTATATGATATTGCACAATCAATGTTTGGTGGAGAGAAGGTTAATAGAGAACAGTTATTATGCGATATAGATGTTAGTGGTATTGATGAAATAAGTGTTGTTAGTAAAAAATGTATTAAATCTTCTTCTGATGCAAGAAGAACTTTTATTGATGAAAATGATAGTAAATTTAAGAAAAGGAGTAAACCTGCAAAATGAAAATTAGAGTAAAACAAATGGTGTCATATAATGGACATAGTATTAAGGCGAATGGTTCTGTTGATTTTAATTTACTTGCTAAATATTCAGAGCTAGTAAATACAATTAAATTAACTCAGCTTCTTAATGAAGACGTGTATATTAAAGTTAAGGTTGGAAATAAGAAACTTAATTTAGGTTTATTTAAGATTAAGAGTATAAGTATTGATGGTGATGGAGAATCAAAGCTGAGATTTAATGGTTTATCAGATTACATTGAAATGGATAACTTAAATCTATTGCCTATGAAATCAGATGATGTAAGTGAGTTTACGATTTTGTATGAATCAGATGTAGAAGATATAGAAGTAGAAGAATAAAGGAGTTATAATAATGGCAAATAATGTAGAGTACAATGAAATTACTTCAGCTAAGGTATCAGATACTAGAAGTATAGTTATCAGTGAGTGTTCAAGAGGTGGATATACAATAGCTCAGAGAATGGATGTTAAAGAAAAAGACAATACAACTCAAGTATATATGAAAGGTGCATTTCATGTATCAGATGTAGATGGCTTATATAATCTTAGAGATGCTATTAACTTGGCCATTGATAGAATAAATGATGCCGAAAAGGATATTGAAACATGGGATTAAATATATCTCATAACTGATATTTGTATCAATCTCCTACGTTCCCCTAGGATTGATTTTTATATATCATAGATAGAAATATATTAAGATAGATATAAAATCAATCCTAGGAAGAAATAGGAAGACGTAGATATATTCTAATATTAATGATAGAATCAGATTGAGATAGAAATATATAGTTGATATATCTAATAAAGTTTATAAACATATTATTAATAATTTATTAGCTTTATTAGATATGTTAATAGAAATAAAAAATGGAAAATTTTTATATACAATATATTGATTTACATCTTGTTTTATGATATGATATATTTGTATCAAATAAATGATACAAAATAAAATTCATAGTTTTTAGATACCGAAAAGGTATCAGAAAGGAGTTAGTATGAGTACTACAACATTATTCACAAAGGAAGATTTCAACACCATGATGGAAGCAGAGGGTAGAAAGTTTAATGAAAATGGTGAAGTAATCCTTACAAAAGCAGCATTTGAGAGGTTCAAAAAAGAGAACGAAGACACTTTCAAGGTTATCAACTCTAAGAATGATGAAACACGATTTGCAATTGTAAATGTCGGTGTAGAGAAGGTAACAAAGAAAGACATCATCGGAGTAGTAAGATTGACAGTACAGGTCCACAACAAGACAGGTGAAACCGCAAAAGTCGTATCTGGTAAAGCTCCTGATGGTACAAGATACAAAGTCATCTACGTAAAGTCGAAAAACAGATATGAGATTTGGTCTGCTTTTGAAGGCAAGAGGAAATGCGTAATGAGAGATGCAGATAAGGATAAAGTCATTGCAGAATATAGAAAGCTTGTCAAAGGTAAGACAGAGAAAGAAGTAAAATCTGCATAAGCTAAAGCCCGATAGTAAGCCAAAGGGGCCACGTTAGTGGCCCTATTATAATACATAAAAATATTTACATTTTGCCGAAAAGGTATTTGTAAAGTAAAAATAACTTTGCCGAAAAGGTAAAAGGTCTTTGAAATAAGCTGTAGGAGTATAATTTTATGTCAAATGTTACAACTTTTAAAAGATATTTATGTATTAAAAGTCTATATGATTTAGATGGTAGTTTATTACTTGAAGAAGGAAATATATATTGGTTAAGTGACGAAAGACTAGCAGATAAAAATGTAATATTATTACTTAATGATAAAGGTGAAATAGAAGAGTATCCAAACTTTGATAATGCATTCACATTTAGATTTAAACCAATAGTATAAATAAAGTATGATACTTTCTTTTCTTTATATATTTCTTTTCTTTATAGTATAAATAAGTTAATTAAATATTATAGTTTTATTGTTTAAAAATATATTAGTTATTTTGAGTTTTATTTCATATACATTGTGTATTAAAACAAAAATTATTAAACTTAGTAATACATAATATATGAGATATTACTTGATAAAATATTAAGTTAAACAAAACATTCAACATTACATATGTTTCTACATAACATAGATATACACGATATAACCCACATGATATAACTTCATAGTAGTATTAAGTATATAATACCAATAACATTATCATACTTAATTTACACTCTATATACTGACATATATTAAGAAGAACATCAAATAACTATATCATACATAAATCGACATTTTATATTTGTATTTAGTGTATAAATTTTTAAAATTTTTCGTACAATATATTGAAAAACATATACTGTGTATGATATAATATAATTAGGGAAAATATATACATATACCCAATTGGTGTAATTAAAGTTCTTAGAAAGGAGTATTTTAGAAATGTCAGCAACATATAAGAAGAATGGTGTATATTATTACATAGAGACTGGGTACGGATTTGATGTAATACACTCTAAGGTAATAAAATACAAATCAGCAGACGTATATGGCACATTAAAAGATGGAGAACTCATATTCACAGGTACATTCTTCGATTGTGTAGATTATGTAGAAAATATTTAATGGAGGTTTAATATGGAGTTATTATATAAAGTGTATAAAATGAGAGCTAAGACAGACCTAACTTTAACAGATGAAGAAGGTAATGAGAAGGTAATAAAAGAAGGTACACTATTTGAAGTATATGAGAAAATGAACTTCCAATTCACCTTGGTTTTCACAATAATTGAAGGTGAAGATTATGACATATACATTGATGAAGAGGTCATGGATGTAATAAATCTTTATGAGATAAGCGAAGAAAAGTTAGAGCACTATACTGAGGTTCAAATCAAATTTGAAGCAGAGTCAAGATACTTCCTTCTTAAGTTTGATAAAGAGACTACTTTATCAGAAAGAACATTATCAATGAATTGCTCATTATCAGAGTTGGTTTACATGGAAACAGATGAAGATAGAGAAGCATTTGGAGAAGCAATAGAAATTGAACTCGAAGACTCACATGAGATAGATGAAATTTTAAGTGATGAAATTGAAGAGTACATAATCGGCTTGGTTGAAACATTAAGTGAGGTATAAAATTATGACAAAGGGTGATTTCACATCAAGAGCAATAGATATTTGGGAGTATACATGTTGTTGGTTAGCTTATCAAATGATGACGAACAAATTTAACTGAAGCTTAATATCTGATTATACTCGACCAGATTTTCTGGTCGAGGTTAATGAGGTGTTAAACTTCAATATATAAAAGTTCTAAAGAATGGAGGTATTAAAAATGTTACTTATGAAGTATGGTTCTCCATCAGATTTACAGGCTAGAGATTCTGTAATAAAAGTTGGTGGATGTAAGGTAAAGAAAGAGTTCATAACAAAGGTGTTCGATGAAGAACTTGGCGAGATGGTCGATATACATGTTAAACCTGGTTTTTATTCATACAGAACCTTGAACATAAATAAAGGCTCATGGGTACCAACACAAATAACATTCAGTCTTGATACAAAAGCTCATGGCACAGAAGAAGGCTGGTTATATGTTGATGGTAGGTTTTTCAATAACGAGTATTTTGAGTTAAAGAATATCTGGAGCGTTGAAGCTTATGGTTATGGTGTGGTAACAAAACTCATAGAAGATGTCGATGAAGAAAAGGCACAAGAGGTTTTTGATTATCATGTTTCAGTATGTACTCCAGTAGAAGGTGTGAAGATAATATTGAACTTATCATGTGCCGGTGAAATTATGGATTGGCATGAGGTTGTACATGAAAATGATAAGTTTGGAGTAAGTAGTGCGGAAGAAGCAATTCATCTTTATCCTGACTTTGAGTTTATAGAGGATAGCTTAGATGGTGAAGAACTTCCATTTGATGAAGACTTTGAGATTGAACCAGAAGTTGAAGACTTATTGTTTGAAGATGAAGAACCTGATTTACTTTATAAGTATGAATAATGAGGTTATAATATGTTAGATTTAGATTACAGGGTATATATGAGTGATGGAAATATTATGATGTTTTCATCTGATAGCTTAATAGAAATATTAGAGTATATAGAAAAATTTGATGCTAATTATTCTATTCGCGACATCATAAAAATTGAGTTGATAGAAGACAAGTAAGGAGAAAAGTATGTATGCAACGGAGAAAAGAAACATCAGATTAAAGTTTTTAAGAGACGCAGAGTTTGTGTTTATGGATTCAGCTCAAGAGTTTGATTGGTGTAAGATAACAATAAAGAAAGACACAATAATAGAACTTGATTATTGTACATATGGTGAGTTTATACCTACGTATGAGTATAGTGAATTTTATCTGATTACTTTTGAACCTAGTCAATATAAAGAAGGTGTTATAATTGATGTTTTAAGAGAGTCAGAGCGTGACACAAATGATGTAGAAGAGTTGAGAAAAGAGTTAGTATTTTTAGAGGTTGATGCTGCAGATGTTATGGAGGTAAAGTAAAATGACAAGATTAAAAAGTGTGTTAGAAGACAAAGGCATAACATTTGATAACTCTGATAGTAACGATTGTTATGAAAGTTTTGAAAGATTCTTTGTATGTGAGAATGGGTTTATAATAACAATAGCCGGAAGTGCAATGACTGACCCAGAATTTAGAATTTATGATAGGAGTTTAAACCTCATAGGAACTCAGGATTGCTTCAAAGACAGATATTATAATCCAAATATGTGGCAGAACTACTTTAATCCATTTGGTTCATATTGTAATTTTGAATAAAAAGGAGTTAAAACATGTCAGTACTTAAGAAAAAGAAAAGGTATACAGACCAAGAAGTAACAGATGCAATAAAGTTTGCAGAAAGTAAAGATTGTGGTTACTGGGAGTTATCAACTGTACATATTTATAGATTTACATCTATGATGTCAAATAAAGAGTGTATTGATTCAATAGAAAATGCACTTAATAACAGAGGTTATAGTTTATTTGAGGAGTGATTATTATGTCAGAAAAGGCAAAAATTGAAATTAGGTCATATCTATCATGTGATGCGTATGTATTTGATGGTATGTCATATAGACTTAATGAAATAGATAAGTTAAAGAAAAAAGTAGGTGATAGAGACGTAGAGTTTATAAAAGGCAGAAATACATTTACAGGAAGGTTAGTGGACCAAGAGTTTTTCGAATCAATGAAAAAGCATTATTTTGAGAGGTAATTATTATGTTTGATAAGTTATTTAAGGTAAAATATAGACTTTCTAAAGTATATGATGAAAATGGTGAGCATTTGGACTTTGTACCAGTTTGTTATTGGTATTGTGAAGATACAGGAGAGGTTGTAGAAAACATTATAGGTGTTGTAAAGGTTATTATAACAGACATAATAAAGTTCAGAACGCCAAGTATTCACTGGAAGTATTTAGAAAAAGGTTGCTAAAAGGAGGTAAGAATTATGTTTAATGAAGCAAAATATTATGAAGTATTAAATGAATTAAGTGATATGCAGGGTACAAATAGATATACAAACACTGTTATAGCAACTGCATTTTCAAAAGGCTTAGAAAGTAAATTAAATGATAATTGGCTTAAAAGACATCTTTCAGGAAACGTAGAAGTTGGAATACTTACAGAAAAAGAAGCATATCAGTTATATGATGTGTATAAAGATGTTATAGAATCATTAAAAGCAAAGGAGGATAAAGTTGTGAAGAAAAGAGCATTATTTACATTTGAAGACCTGTATCATATGTGCAATAACAATAACTGGTTTACATGTGGTGATAATTCTCAGTATAATAAGTTATTTGAGTTAAATAGAGAAGGTGCAAGTATTGAAGAACTTGCCTTGGTGATTTACATCTGTTCTGATTGTTCCAGAGAAAGTATCTTGAATAAGCTTAAAGAGAGTTATAAACGCTTACACCAGGATTGACTATTCTTCATAGTTTAGATTCTGTATGATTATTCGATAAAATATAAGATAAAGTGAATATACCTCACTAGAAGTTCGAATAGGAGCCCTAGTGAGGTGATGATAAAATAAAAGGAGCAGAAAAGGTATGAGTAGAAAAGGCAGTTTTAGTGTTATCACATCAGATATTGAAGGTAATGATTATGGTAAACTTCACGTAAAATGCTTAGACAGCGATACTTATGAAAATACAGCAGGTGGAGAAAAGCACAGATATTATTACAGATGTGTTTGCGAATGTGGATGCCAGAAAGTTATTAGGAGAGAAAGCTTAATGTTAGGTCTTTCAAAGTCTTGTGGTTGTTCAAGAAAGAAGCACAAAAATTAAATTTTGCTCGCCAAAAAGGTTTTTGGAATTAAAAAAGTTGTGGCCGAAAAGGGATTAGTAATTAGAGGTATATTATAGTATTATAATATTAGAGTCTTATTAGAATTAATATTAATATCATAATGTTATAATAGTGATATTATAGTATTGTTATGATAGTATCATAATATAGAATATTGTAGTATTAGAGGGTTATTATAATATTATGATACTATTTAACTATAATTTTAAACATTTACAGATTATACAGACTACGATTTATGATACACCGCTCACATTGATATAAGTTATTGTATTACATAGTTGCATTGCACATAACGCGCGTATAAACATATGATAAATAATATTAAGTATATAAATTAAATAAAGTAATAATTATAAGATATAACATTATAGTATTAAGTTAAAAATGCAATTAATTTGAGTGTGAAAAGTGCGGAGTGTAATTGTACGAATTTTTCGAACTGTATATACTTTTCGAATTGTTCAAACAATTCAAATTGTTCATACAATTCAAGCTGTTCAAACATTTCGAATTGTATATACATTTCAAACAGTTCATACATTCTGAATTGTATATACTTTTCGAACAATATATACTTTTTGAATTGTATGAACAATTTGAACATTTCGAACTTTTCTAAATGTATATACAATTCAAACATTATATACAATTCAAACATTCCGAATTGTTCGAAAAGTATAAACAACTTGAAAAGTTCAAACAGTACCTACTTTTTGAATTGTATCAAATGTATATACTTTTTATACTTTTCGAGTAGTTTATACTTTTCAAGCAGTTTAAGCAGTTCGAACATTTAGATAAGTCTGGAATGTTTAATCAGTTTGAACATCCATGAATGTTTGAATTTTTAGGTGTAATATGGACAAAACCTCGTTCATAAACTGTTCATAATTTGTTCAAAAAACGTTTTATTTTTGTTCATAAACTGTTCATATTTCCAGTCTATTATATAATCAGAGGGGGGGATAAAGGCTTATCCCACTTGGGGTCCCTGGGCCCCCGATGCCCCTACTAGCATCTCATATCGAGTCTTTAGAATAAGGAGGAATACATTATGGCAACCACAACTATCATGACAATCGACGAGTTCATCGAGGCATCTGAGGGCAAAATGGACATCACAGCCACAAAGGAAGGCGTCCTCACATTCACAGCAGCCAAGTTTGAGGTCCTCAAGTCTATCATCGGCGAGAGCAATCTCGAGCCAATGGAGGGAGTCGAAAATTCCTACACCTTCAAGCTTCGGGAAGCCAAAGGAAAGAAGCCCCTTGTATACATCGCCAAGGTCCAGAAGCAGGTCCACGAGGCCAAGGATAGAGACATCAAAGTCTGGTCTGGAAAGACGGGTGAGTTCGGGGTCAAGGTCATCTATCATAGACAGAAGTCAGGCGAGAAGCAATTCCGCATCTTCATCTCCTACAAGGTCAATGGGAAGCTCGTCCGCAGAAGACTTGTGAATGACGAAGTCAAGAAACTTGAGTCGGACGAGAAGGGCATGGTCGCCTACGCCAAGTCCCTCAAGGCAGATGGAATCCAGAGCATTAAGACAGCTTGATACACAGTCTCAAAGTCAGACAGTGGAGGTCCCGAGGGACCTCCTTTTTGAATGTTTTGAATTGTCAGACAATATATACTTACTGAACAAGTTATCTGAAAAGTTATTAGTAAGCAAAAAAGTTATTAGAAAGTAGCAAAAAGGTTATTGTAATTATATGAAAAGTTAATAATAGTACAATATATTGTATTTACTATTATGTTTATTCTTTTAAATTGTTTATACAAATAGCATGTATAATTTTAACTTATCAGACAATTGTTAGTTATAGCATTAAATTATGTAGACAATTCGAGCCAAGACGGGTAAGTTTTCAGATAATTAAGTTACCAACAACTTAATTGTATAACCAATTAAGCCACCATGACTGAAGTTATCTGATAATTAAAGTGGATATAGTAGAATTAGTTATACAATTTAGTAGTACAGCATAAAGGTTTTTGAAAGTTTAGTTATTATTACTAAATTGTATAAACAATATTTGTAATTATAATTAAGTTATATATACAATTTAGTTAAGTTTGTTAAGTTTTCAGATAATTAAGTCATTGGTAACTAAATTGTATATACAATTTTAGTAAAACAAACCAAGTTATAAGAAAGTTTTATGTTATTTAACTAAGTTGTCTGATAACTTAACTACTGTAGTTTAAATTATGTAGACAATTCAAGTTACGGTAACTAAATTGCCTGAAAGTTTTAAGTAATTCAGTTGAATTTAATATACAATTTAGTTGTTAGCAGTTAAGTTTTTTGAAAATTTAGTTACAGTGACTTAAATTATGTAGACAATTTAGTTATTAGTGGATAAGTTATCAGATAATACAACTGCCATCAGTTGAATTGTATACTAAATTTAGTAGTTATGTCTTGACTTATCTGAAAATTTAAGTCGCTGTAACTAAATTGTATACTAAATTAAAGTTATAGCAGTTGAATTGTCAGATAAGTTAGTAAATGGCAACTTAATTGTATAACCAATTTAGTAATGGTAGTTTTAATTGTCTGAAAATTTAGTTGATACGACTTGAATTTAGTATACAATTTAGTATTTGTCGTTTAAACTTTCTGAAACTTTTAGTTATAAGTACTAAATTGTCTACATAATTTGGTTACCAATTACTAAATTGTTTGATAACTTTAGTTATATAAACTAAATTGTATAACCAATTAAGTTACCAACAACTAAATTTTCAGATAAGTTAACTAATAAGGACTAAGTTGGTTATACAATTTAGTTGATATAAACAGAATTGAGTATACAATTTTACTATAACTAGTTAAATTATCTGAAAACTTAGTAATTATGACTTGAATTGTGTACATAATTTAGTAAAATAATACAAAACTTTCAGATAATTTGGTTGTTGGTTACTAAGTTGTATACTAAATTTTACCAATTACAGTTAAGTTTGTTATACAATTTAGTTATAAGTACTAAAACTTTCAGAAAGTTTAAATTGTAGGTATGGAATTGTGTACTAAATATAACTAAATTAAACTAAGTTTTCAGATAATTGTATAGTAATTAGTTAAATTGTGTACTAAATTTAGTAATTGGCAACTAAATTGTCTAACAACTTTTGTTATTATAACCAAATTGAGTATACAATATAGTAAAAATTAGTTAAATTTAGTATATAATTTAGTTGCCATAACAAAAGTTTTCAGAAAATACTAGTTATAATTACAAAATTGTATAACAAATTAAACTAATTTTACAAAAGCTTTCTGACAACTTAGTTAAATTTAACTAAATTCAGTATACAATTTATGTTATGGTCACTAAACTTTCAGAAAAGTTAGTAAATGGTAACCAAATTGTCTACATAATTTAACTAATATTAGTAAAGTTGGTTATACAATTTAATAGCCAATAACTAAATTGCAAGAAAACTTAACAAATATAACGTAAATTGTATAACAAGTTTTACTAATATAACTAGACTTTTCAGAAAACTTAGTTAAATTATACAGAATTGTGTAAACAATTTAGTTTGTAAAAACCAATGTGCCAGAAAGCTTAACGTATTAGGCACATATTGAGTATACAATAGCAAATGGTACTACTAAATTGTCTGAAAGCATTAACAGTTAGGTATGTATTGTATAATAAATTTAGTAATATAACTATATATAGTAAGATAATAGTAAGAATAGTATTAAATTGTCAGAACATTTACGTATAAGTACTAAAATTGTCATGTGATAAGATGTATGTTATATTACTATTCTGATAATACATATATTATGTAGTTATATTCTGATAATAAGTATCTATTTGTTTTAATTGTCAGATAATATGTTTATATAGTATCTAATGTGAGAATATATATAGAATAAGTAGATAATTGTAAGATAATAATGAGTAAGAGAATAGAATAGTATGAATATGTAGAGTGAATGGATGGAATTGTAAGAATTATTGAGAGTGAAGTGAGGAATTGTCTGACACATCTCCATACCTCAATACAACTGTCAGATAAGTTATACCATTTTTCTACATTATCAGAATGTTCTGAATGTTTGGTGCGTTGTCAGATAACTCGAGGGGCCTACCATCTAATGTCAGAACATTCATGCAATTCCTCGGCATCTACTTCTCACCAGCTGTATACTGGCAATAATACTTTTTTATTTTTCTATCACACACACACAATTATATATTGCAAATAACTATAGCAAACATAAACCTAAAAACTACTGCTGTAAAAACTTTAGCAATATGCAACAATATTTTTCTAACAATAAAATAAATATTATTTTAGGTATTGACAATATATAATATATATTATATAATATAATATACTTATATTATTATTTATAGGTATAAATTATGGAGGTATAAAAATGGTTTCTAAAATAGAAAGAAGAACAGCCATTATAGATGAATGGCTAGAAGATGATAACCTCCTACTTTTAGAATCATGGGTAAGAGATGGTTATAGTCTAAAAGATATAGCGGCTAAGATTGGTATAAGAACTGAAACATTATATAGATGGCGAATTGAGTATCCAGATATAGATAAAGCATTTAAGAGTGGAAAAGAATTAACAGATTATAAAGTAGAAAATGCTTTATTACGTTCAGCATTAGGTTGTACAACAAAACGTACAAAAGTAACAACTGTTTTAAGATATGGTAAAGTTGTAGAAACATTAAAAGAAGAAGAAGTAACAGAACAGCCGCCTAATGTAAAGGCTATTGAAATATATCTGTATAATCGCTCTAATGGTAAATGGAGAAATATGGCTGGTAAGTCTAATTTGATTGACGAGTTAGAAGAAGATTCTAAGGTAGAGATTACTGTAAGAAGAGCATCAAAGAAAGATGAAGAAGACTTAGATGAGTATAGCATTGATGATAAAGATATAGAGTTAAGAAAAAGGACTCCAGAAGAAGTAGAAGAGTATAAAGCTAGAAATAAAAAAGAAGAACCAGATGAAGTAGATTTTGATGAAGAAAGTATAAATGATTTAAGCGGTGACTAATTATGAGAATAACAAAGGAAGTTAGTCCCGCATTTGAAGATTTTATTTTTAACTGGGATTATGAAACATATCTGCTAATAGGTGGTTATGGTTCTGGTAAGAGTTATCATATCGCCTTTAAATTAATTCTAAAGCTGTTAGAAGAAAAAAGAAAGGCACTTGTTGTTCGACAAGTCTTTGATACAATTTATGAAAGTTGTTACGACCTGTTTAAAGAAATATTAGAAGATATGAATTTGCTTTGTTATGATTTTAACGAGTTTAAAAGAAAAACAAATAAGACAAAATGTATAGCACTAAAATCACCACTAAGAATACTATTTGCTAATGGTTCTCAAATAATATTTAAAGGAATGGATAATCCAGAAAAAGTAAAATCAATAAATGGTGTAAGTATAGTATGGATAGAGGAATGTTCAGAAATAAATCCAGATGGTTATAAAGAACTTTTAGGAAGAATTAGAACACCAAATTTAAGCATGCATTTCATTTTATCATGTAACCCAGTAAACAGAGAGAATTGGGTTTATACAAGATTTTTTACAAGGGTAGATGAAAACGGTGAAGAACATGTTATTATGCCCGAGGAAAAGTTTTATGATAAGAAGAACTTGATAAAAAATGGCATATATTATCACCATAGTACACCAGGTGATAATCCATGGCTACCGTGGCAGTATATTCGAAGACTCGATGAATTAAGAGATTATGACTATCCATTGTACTTGGTAGCAAGATGGGGTAGATTTGGTGCATCTGGTACTAGAGTTCTTCCACAGTTTAAGGTTGCTTCTAAGCCGAGAGATTTTGTAAATGCAATTAGGAAATTGGGTGTAGAAAATCAATATTTTGGTTTTGACTTCGGGTTCGAAGAAAGTTATAACGCTGTATTAAGTATGTCTGTAGATAGTAAGAATGGTATATTGTATATATGGGATGAAATATATATAAACCATATAACAGATACTCAGATGGCTAGATTGCCAGAAATGCAGAAGCTAAAAGATAGGTTAGATAGTTATTATTTACAAGGCTATAATAAATATATAGTTGCAGATAATGAAGACCCAAAAGCTATACAATTTTATAGGCAGATGGGATATTTAATGAGACCATGTAAAAATAAGTTTTCTGGTTCAAGGTTATCAAATACAAGGAAGGTAAAAAGATTTAGAAAGATAATCGTTAGTCCTAAATGTAAGAACACAATAAAAGAGTTAAAAGATTTGACTTATAAGAAAGATAGCAATGGTAAGGTACAATATGATGAGTTTAATATTGACCCACACACGTTTTCTGCAATTTGGTATGGTCTTGATACTGTAACTGTAGCCGATATTAAATATAAGAATTATAATAGTAAATCTGGAGAGGCTAAAACAAAATACAAGAGGAGGTATATGTTAAATGGCTAATAATGAGATTAATTTTGTTAATGAAAGTAATTTTGAAATAGACTGGAAGAGAAAACTTACAAGTAGAAAGTTTTGGGCTGCAATTGCTCTGTTTGTTTCTGGTCTAATGACTGCACTTGGAAAAGGTTCACAGGCAGAGACTGTTGCCGGTCTTATTATGCAGGGTGCCGCTGTTGTTGCATATATTATTGGTGAGGGACTTGCCGATGCAGCTAATGCTGGTACAATTGATGTAGATTTCAGTAATGAAGAATAAAAAGTAAATGGAGGTAGCTATCTTGTTAAATGAGGAGCAAAAGGTATTTAGAGAAATTGTTGAAGAATATGAAGAGTTAGATGATACAGGCACACTGTCTGCATATAGCAAAATACCATATGCTTTATTAAGGAATGAAACGGATGTAGGCACCGAAGATTTGTTTCACGAGTTTGGTAAAATTTGTAAGTTTTATAGAATTTATAAAAAAGGTAAAGATTTCCTTGTTGAAGGTACAAATGGAGATTATGTACCAGCCAAACTAAAATACAAGATGGCTGCATCCCTAATTAATAAAGAGGCAAGGTTTTTATTTGGCGAACAACCTGATATAACAATAGAGCCAAAAGGAGATACAAGTATATTAACAGAAGAATCAAAAACACAGTTATCTATTATGAATGATTTAATAGTAACGGTGTTAAAGAAGAATAGATTCCAAGATATACTTGTAAAAGCCGCTAGAGATTGCTTTATTGGTAAGAGGGTTGCCTGTATTGTAAATTTTAACGAAGAAGATGGTGTTGTTATAACATTTCTTAATAGTTTACAGTTTATATATGAAACAAAGATTGGTAATCCAAATTTCCTTACAAAGTTTGTGTGTTTTATAGTCATAAAAGATTGTATGTCTTTGGCAGATAGAAGGATATTTGAAAAGAAGTACACATACGATGAAGATGAAGATACTGTGTATTTAGAGGAAAAGATATATAATGGTGCTGGTGTACTAATTGAAGAAATAACAAATAAACAGCCTATTAAGTTAAAGAGAATACCTGCCGTTATTTTTATAAATGATGGATTGCTTGGGGAAGTAAGTGGTGAATCTGAAATAGAGCTATTACAGGATTATGAAAAATGGTATTCAAAGTTAAGTAATGCCGATTCAGATGCACAAAGAAAATCAATGAATCCTACCAAGTATGTTGTAGATATGGAAGGTAATTCTACAAAGAATTTGTCAACGGGTGCCGGTGCATTTTGGGATTTAGGTTCAGACCAGAATTTAACACTGCCACATCCAGAGGTTGGGTTACTAGAACCGAGAATGCACTATTCGGCTGCGTTAAAAACATCACTCGATAGAATAAAGACGGCCGGTTATGAACAGGTTGATATGCCAAATATAACACTAGATACAATGCAGGGTGCAATAACATCAGGTAAGGCTCTAAAGGCTATATATTGGCCGTTAATTGTTCGTTGTAAAGAAAAAATGAAGGTTTGGGGTCCAGGCCTGTCAGAAATGGTAGAAATAATAATAGAGGGTGCAATACAGTATCCGTTATGCGTTACAAAGTATATACAAGATAAAGTAATTCCAATTACTTATGAGGTTGAGGTTGTACAGAATACTCCATTACCAGAAGATGAAATAGAAGAAAAGACAACTGATTTAGCCGAGGTAGAAAGCGGTGTATTGTCAAGAAAGACATACATGAAGAAATGGAGAGGACTAACAGATACAGAAGTTACAGATGAGCTTAATCAAATTGCATTTGAGCGGCAGATATTGGAAGAAGCAAGTTTTAATAATGGAATGAATGGTGACAATAAGCTAATAAATCCAGGCACAGATGATTTTAACATGATGGGTGTAAATTCTATAAAGAAAGATGGAACCCAGAGTAGTGGTAATGGTGGAAATAATTTTGATAATCAGCAGCAGCAAGAACAGTCTGGGTTATCAAATATATTTCAGAATATAAAGTCAAATACACCTGGTGGAAATGCAAGTACAATACAGAGATTAAATGGAACGCAGGTTAGCACGTTGGTTAATGTAATGTCACAGTATGGAATAGGTACATTAACTAGAGTTCAGGCTGTTAGTATAATTGTCTCAATGGGTGTTTCTGAATCGTTTGCTAATTCTTTACTTAATGAAGAGGATAAAAAGAAAAATAAAAAGCAGGTGATTTAAATGTCCACTTTATATTTTAAAGATGCAAATATAGCAAGGGATGAAATAACCACTAGGCAAAAGAGAGAAATAAGAAAGCTATATAATCAGTGGGCTAGAGAAATTAGGTCAATGTCAAACTCTATGCCAAAGAGAGATATTGGCGATATTGAAAGGCAAAGACAATTAGCTCAGTTGTATTATCAGTTAAGACAGGGCTCAAGAAATATATCTAGTGAGCTCGATAAAAAAGTTAGGCAAAATGTTAGTAATATAGCAGATATAACTGTAAGGGTAAATAACAGGTGGTTGAATAGTCTCGGTTTTACAAATGGTTCATTAGGTTTAAAGTTTAATTCAGTAAAAGATACTGTCATAAGAAACATCATTACAGGAAATATATACAATCAAGGGTACTCTCTTAGTGATAGAATCTGGAATTTAGAGCAGAGTACCATGAAAGATATATATACGGTTGTAGCAAAAGGTTTGGCAGAAAATAAATCAATGTATGAAATAGCAAAGGATTTAGAGAAATATGTAAATCCAAATGCGAGATTACCATGGCATGTTTATGGTAAGACGCCAATACACAATAGGGTTGTAGATTATAATGCGCAGCGATTGGCAAAGACGCTAACACAGCACGCTTATCAACAGGCAATTATAGGTTGCACAAAAGACAACCCATTGGTTAAGGGATATTTATGGCATGCAGCTGGTGGACATCCATGTCAGTTATGTCAAGATAGGGACGGAAATGTTTATTCAGCAGAGACAATTCCATTAGACCACCCAAATGGCGAATGTACAATAGAGCCTATTATAGATGGTAATAAAAACATAATTGATTTGATTAGTAATGCATATCTAAATCCAGGTATATTATCTTTTATAAGTGATTTGGATTTAGATGGCACTGTAAATCCCACGTAATCCTAGTTTTGATTATAAGGGTATTCTTATTGATTTATATGTCTAAATATATATCGCCTCTTATAATCGAAACTGGATGTCCAGGTAGGGGTATTAATTTTGTATATTTTTTAAAATATATATTGACATATCTATTGTTTTATGATATTATATAAGATAGGCATGTGGAGGCCAATATGTCTAATTTGTTAAATGTAAAAATTAAATGCTGTAAATGCAACACATTAATAGATGTAAACGAGAGAAAAGATTTTATTTACAAAAGAGAGTGTACAGATGAAAGTGGTAAGCAGTTATGGATAACGTATATAGATTGCCCAACATGTAAGCACAGACATTATGTACAAATTGATGATGTTGAGACAAATAAATGTAAAAATGAATGTGCTTCTGTTATGACGGCCATTTTAAGAAAGGGTGTGTCAGGAAAAGAGGTGCCGCAGTCACAACGTACAAAATATAAAAAGTTAGATAAGAAACTAAATGATTTGCGACTTGCGTTGATTAAGACGTATGTTGGAAAACAACTAAAAGATAAACAAGATGGTTATATGTTTGTTATTGATGAGTTTACAGTTTGTTAATGTTTAAATATAAATAAAAAGAAGGAGAATTAAAATGGGAGCAGATGAAAACAAAGAAAAGGGTATTGTAAGTGAGCCAAACGGCGATAATGGTGCTAAAAATGAAGATAAAGGTACCGATGCAGTAAAATCGTTTACTCAGGAGCAGGTAGATGCAATCAAGAAGGCCGAACAGCAGGCAGCAAAGTCAGATGTTTATAAAAAGCTGGGCATTGAAGAAGGCGATGAAAAGGCAATCGCTATGTTTAAGGCTTTTATTGAGAGTCAGAAGACAGAAGAGCAGAAGAGTACTGAAGAAAAAGCAAAGTATGTTGCAGATACTGCAAAGGCAGAGCAGAGGGCTAGAGTTGCAGAAGTAAAAGCAGAAGCACTACTTCTTGGTGCTAATGCAGAATATATTGATGATATTGTTACATTGGCCATGTCAAAGATTGCTCAGAATGCAGGAACTGATGCAAAAACTGCAATTACAGAGATTAAAACAAAGTATGCAGCTTTCTTTAAGCAGGAAGAGAAAGAAGATGATGAAGGTTCTGTAGGTAAAAGAGGAACTGGTTCATCTATTAAGAATGAAAGCGGTAAAGGTAAAAAGGATTCAAGTTCAATTAAAGAAGGCCTTGGAAAACGCCTTGCTACTGCAAGGATTGGAAGTACAAATAAAAGTAGCTTTTGGTCATAATATTTAGGAGGTTTATATGTTTAATAGAGATAAGGTTACAAAGTATACATACGGTGCGCCTGTACAGATTCTTGCTAATGTAGAGTTTCAGTATTCTGTAGGGTGTATTGTTCCACAGTCTATTGGTGTAAATGTTACATCAAATGGTGTTACAAGAAAGATTGCTAAGGCTGGTACACCAATTAATATTAATCTTGATAATATAAATGCAGCTGTCACAGCTGCAACAACAACTGCAAACGCTGTACTTCTTCATAATGTTGATGTAACAGAAGGTGCTGCAAATGGAACCGCGCTTATTTGGGGCTTTGTAAATAAAAATAGAGTTGAATCAGATGTGCTCACAAAGATTAATGCGGTTACAGATTCTGGAATGGTTACGTTTCTTAAAGTATAATTTTAGTAATTAGGAGGTTATAGGTATGACAATTTTTGATTTACTTGATAGTGCTCAGATTGTAGCATATTGGACAGAGCTTTCTCAGCATGAAGCTCCGTATCCTTGCGAAGAGCTGTTTCCTACAAATAAGAAGAGGGGACTTGACCTGAAGTGGCTTAAGGGTGCAAAGGGTCTTCCCATTGTTCTTAAAACAAGTGCATTTGATGCTGCTGCTATTCCGAGAGGAAGAATTGGCTTTGAGAAGCTTAGTGCAGAAATGCCGTATTTCAAAGAATCAATGTATATTGATGAAGAACTTAGGCAGGAGCTTAACATTGTTCTTGAAACTGGAAATCGTGCATATATTGATTCTGTAATGACTAGAGTTTTTGATGATGAAGTACAGCTGCTCAGAAGTGCTAGAGTGTCTCGCGAGAGAATGAGAATGATGGCACTTACAACTGGTGTTATTTCTATGGCCAATAATGGTCAGTCGTTTACATATGATTATGGTGTCCCTAATAATCATAAAGTTACGGTTGGAACATCTTGGTCAAATCATGCAGCTTCTGACCCGATTAAAGATATTAATGATGGCATGGAGCTAATCTTTGATGAAACTGGTGTTAAGCCGAAGAGAGCGATGTGTGATAATACAACATGGCGTCATCTTAGAGCTAATGAGGGAATTGCTAATGACATTTACGCAAGAAGGGATAGAGTTGGTCATATTACAGATAGTATGCTCAAAGAGTATATTGCAGATATGTGCGACGGTCTTGTGATTTATGTAAATGCAAAGAAGTATAAAGACGAGACAGGTACGGCTACGCAGTTTATGCCGGCAGATACGTTTGTTCTTTTCCCGGAAGGTATGCTTGGTAATACATGGTTTGGAACAACGCCAGCAGAATCAGATTTGATGTCTGGTGCAGCTGCAAACGTTTCAATTACAGATACGGGTGTTGCTGTTGTTACGGCTAAAAAGATTGACCCAGTGCAGGTAGAAACAATTGTTTCTATGATTTGCCTGCCGTCTTTCGAAGAGGCTGATAAGATTTATATTATTGATACTACTGCGTAATTATTAATGTTAATTTGATAGGCTGGTATTTTTAGCCAGCCTATTTGTTATTTATTTGGAGGTAAAATAAATGGTAAAACTTTCAAATGGTCTGTCTACAATTGTAGTACCAAGTGGTGCTGTTGCAATGTATGAAAGAACAGGGTTTAGAGTTGTAAAAGATAGTGATGTAGAAAGTGCTACAGATAATAATGAAAGTGTAATTGATACTGCTGATGCAGAAGAGAAAGAGAGCGAATTTATTACAAATCTTCTTGAAAAGCCTATTTCAAAGTGGACAAAAGAAGAGGTAAAGAGGTTTGCAAATGAAAAGGGCATCAATATTAATGGTACAAAGTCTGTAAATGATGCAAAGGATAGAATTAGAGATTATATCAATAGCAAAGAGAAGGCTGAGGTAGAGGCAGATTAATTTATGAGTGATATTAGTAATTCTGATAATGCTATTCTACGTAGAATAAGTATTGAAATAAGGGAAGAGCAGGCTCCCTATTTTTCAATGGAAGACATATTTTATTATTATGAAAAGAACAATAGAGATATAAATGCTACAATCTATGAATTGCTAATATTAAAGTCAGAAGACTCCTCAATAACACTTTCAGGTTTAAGTACACAAGATACGTCTTCATACTTTTTAAGATTAGCATCTAGGTATAAGAGATTTAACACAGGTGTATTAACTGGAGGTTGATATAATGTCGTTAAATACAAAGTTTGAGCTTTATAAAATAAAAAGAGAAATAAACAGAATAGGTAAGAGGTATAATTTTTATAGGAAAGAAAAAAATGAGTTTGGAGAACCTATAGATGATGAGTATAAACCTGTTGCTTCAATCGTTGGAATATACCATGAACATACTGCACATATGTTTGATACATATATTTTTAACACAGGTGAAGAGCCAGGTATTTATAGAAATAAAAAGATGCCTCAAATATTTTGTTTATCACAAGATTTGTATAATGTAAATGAACTCGGTGAAAAATATTGCCTGTTGAACACCGGGGATTATGTTGACTTTAATGGCCATATGGCAAAAGTAACAGGAATAAGAGATGTTATGGAATGGAATATAGCTACCGACATATCTTTTGAGGAGGTAGATTATGGAAGTTCGAGTGGAGTTCAAGAAGGATAACCAGATAAAGGCCAGGTTAAAGAGAGCGCAAATTCAGTATGCACCGGTTATGTTAGAGTACTGTAGGATAAAGGCCGGTGAGTTCGAAGATTATATGAAATCAAATGCCCCATGGCGTGATAGAACTGGTAATGCAAGGAGAGGCTTGAAAGCCACAGTGAAGCAATCAAAAAAGGGATATGTTACAACAATAGAATTATCGCATAGTGTTTATTATGGTGTATATCTTGAATATTATTATGGTGGGAGATATGCTATAATAAACCCAACGATAAGGGTAAAGGGGCCAGATTTAACAAGAGATTTAGATGGTTATATTAGATATTTGATGTGAGAGGTGTTTATGCCAATAGATACAACTACGTTTAAACCGCTTGAATCAAGGGCTCAAGATATATATAATCATTTGAAGAAAAATGGTTTTGCTGTTTTTTGGCCTGGCCAAAAAGTTGGAGATTGTACATATCCATATGTTATTGTAAAAAATGATGGTGGGTATAGACATGTTTCATTTAGTTCAAATAGGGATATGTATGCTATACAGTGTTATGTGCCAAGAAACAGCTATTCAAAATTAGAGCCAATGGTTCAGAGATTAAAGAAGGTAATGTATGAATTATATCCAATGATTCAATATTACGGGCAAGATATGCCATCATTTTATGATGATACTGTTAAAGCACACTATGTTGCAGTAGAGTATGAGAACTATAAGAAATTATATATAACAGGAGAATAAGATATGCCAACGAGAAGGTCGAGAAATGAAATTCCTACAATTGATGTCAATCTCGTTACTATTGAGGTTGAGCGTACAGTTGAGGTTACAGGTGATAATAATGAGGTAACAACGCAAACGGTTACGGATGAGTTTGGTTTTGATACAGCTAATCAGATTGAGGTATCACCACAGACTGAAGAAGAGGATGCTGTTAAACTTATTATCAAGGGTAAGCTTAAAGCACAGAAGCCCAAGCAGACAATTATTACTGGGCATGAAATTACGCTGCATGATAATGTATTTAATCCTGAGCTTGTTAAAGTTATGCAGGGTGGTACTATTATGTATTGGACTGATGATACAAAGACTCAGTCGTCAGAGGACCCGACAGATTATGGTGTAGCAAGTTATACACCGCCAGTTGTAGGTTCTGATGATAAAGGCGAAGTATTTAAGGTTAATGCGTATAGTGCAATTTATAATGCTGCTGGAATTATTACAGGTTATGAAAAGACAACATATCCCAATTGTCAGGGTGTTCCTGTAGCATTTAATTCAGAAGATGGAACGTTTAGAGCACCGCAGTATACTATTAATTCTGCTCCAAACACTGGAGAGGCGCCGTATACAATTGTGTATGTTTCTTCACTGCCGGCCCTTACCGGTACAACAAATATGGCAGGTCCTAATGGTTGATATTATATTTAAATTAAAAAGGAAGGAAAAGTATGAGTTATAATATGCCGAATGGTCAAATGTATCAAGATGATGTGACGTATGCAGATGTTTATGCACGCGGTGGAAGTAGATTTGGAGAAGTTATACATAATCCAGATGTAGTTAATAGTGTACCGGTAAATAAAACACCAAAGGTTACATCAATAGAAGAAATTTTAGCATATAAAGATGGTGTAATTATTGAGTTGCCTGGGTTTGTTCCAGATAAACCATTTTTTGCAAGAGTAAAAAGGCCGTCATTGATGGCACTTGCATCAAGCGGTAAAATACCAAATTCGCTTATGTCACAGGCTACAGATATTTTCGCAAAAGGTGCAAGTGCAATGGTTGGAACAAACAGTACTGTTATTAAAGATGTATATGATGTTGTTAAAATTGTTTGTTCTGCAGCGCTTGTTGAACCGTCTATGAAGCAGCTTAATGATAATGGTATTGAACTTACAGATGAGCAGCTAATGGCGATATTTTCATATACGCAGGAGGGAATAAAGGCACTAGAGAGGTTTTTTCCAAAGTGAGCAAATAATAAACGTTATATGTATCGCTAAACAGTTCTATTGTAGACCCAGTGAAGTGTTACATATTTATGATGAATATACATCATATTGTTTTGATGAAGCATGCTTGTATATAGAAAGTAGAATAAAAGATGGTGAGGAGCCAGAGTTTAGTGTAAAATCAGATTCTGTTGTTAAACCACATTATAGTTCAGCGTCTCAAATGTATGAGGCAATGGGTTATAAGAATAATAGCTTTGTAAAAAATAGCTAAGTTAATAGAAAGGAGGTGTTATAGTGGCTATAAATTTAGGAACTGCTGTTGGTTATTTGCAACTGGATATAACAGGTTTTGCTAGAGGTATTGACGCTGCGGCTGCAGAAGTTGATACTTTAGGAAGAAGAGTAAGTGGAGCGTCTGGCGTTCTTAGTAAAGTTAGCACAGGGCTTGTTACAACAGGTAAGGTCTTAACAGCCACTGTAACAGGTCCTTTGGTTGCCGTTGGTGCAGAATCAATAAGAGCATCTGCAAAGTTTGATTCCGCAATGTCAAAAGTAAAAGCTATAACAAATTCAGCAGAGGTTGATTTGAATGCTGTTGCAGATGCGGCTAAAAATATGGGTGTATCTTATGACCAGGGTGCAACTGATTCAGAGACTGCATTTAATGCTGTTAGAGCAGCAGCAATTAAAATGGGTAATGATACAAAGTTTACAGCAGAAGAGTCTGCAGAGGCACTTTATTATATGGGTCTAGCCGGTTGGAATGCTCAAGAAGAAATGGAAGGTTTAAGAGGCATTCTTGATTTGGCTGCCGCATCTGGTGTAGAATTAGGCCAGGTATCTGATATTGTAACAGATGGTTTGACTGCATTTAAGTTAGAGGCAAAAGATTCTACAATGTTTGCAGATACACTTGCCGCTGCATCAGCCAACTCTAATACAAATGTAGACTTATTAGGCCAGAGTTTTAAGTATGTAGCACCAGTTGCTGGTTCATATGGATATTCAATTCAAGATGTTACACTTGCATTAGGCTTAATGGCTTCTGCTGGTGTAAAAGGAACTCAGGCAGGTACAGGATTAAGACAGGCGCTTGTACAAATGACAAAACCAACAGAAGCAAGTGCTGAATTAATGGATAAGTATGGTGTTTCACTTTTTGATGCCAATGGAAAGACCAGAGAGTTAAGAGATATAATTTATGATTTAAGAGGTACATTTGGTGATTTAGATGTTGCTCTTTATGATGTAGATGGAAACCTAAAAGATGGTGAACAAATATTAGAAGAGTATGGTCATAGTTTACCAACTAATGATTTTGAAAAGTTAAATACAGTAGCCCAAGTATTTGGTGTAAGAGCACTGCCTGGCATTATGGCAATGATTGAAGCAACTGATGAAAACTTTGACCAGTTGGCATATGCTGTAGATAATGCTAGTGAGGCATATGTTAGGTATAATGGAAAAATATATACAATTCAGGATGCGTTAAACACCTTTGGTGATGCAGTATATAATGATTCTAGTTTTGAGATATTAGGTGCATCAGCTGGACAAGCCGGTATAATGATGGATAATCTGCAGGGTGATTGGACGCTGTTAACATCTGCGTTTGGTACAACAAAGGTAATTTTATCAGACATGGTAAATGGAGTGTTACGTGGATTTGTACAATCAATAAAAGATATGTTAGTTACATTTAATAATATGGCTCCAGCCCAGCAGAAGAATATTGTTAAGTTGTTAGGAATCGCAGCGGCAATAGGCCCAGTTATGTTTATTGTTGGAAAGCTAATTGGTTTAATATCAATGTTAGCATCTGGTGTAGGTGTTGTGACAACGGCCGTAGGTGCATTAAATTTTCCAGCTATAATTTCTGCAATAGGTAGCATTGTATCTGCATTTAATCCTTTTACCTGGATTTCATCACTTGTTAAAGGATTTATAACAACGCTAACATCATTTTCATCACCATTGGCCTTAATTAAAAGTTTGGCAACGGGCTTTATGACGTCATTAAAATCTGCTATAACCGCTGTATTGACACCAGCAAATTTATTTATAGCAGCAATTGCTATATTGGTCGGTGCATTTATAACGTTATGGAAAACAAATGAAGAGTTTAGAAATAATGTTATAGCTATATGGGAACAAGTAAAGCAAACGTTTATGACGTTTATAGAAGAGTTAATGTCGAGAATGGACGGTATAAAAGAGGCTATATCAAATATAGTTGGTTTTATTAAGATAATTTGGTTTGGCCTCTGCGAATTGTTAGGCCCAGTATTTATAGGTGCATTTGAAGTATTAGCTGCAGCGTTTAAAGCTATATTAGATGTTATACTTGGTATTGTTGATGTATTTGTAGGAGTGTTTACTGGCGATTGGGATTTAGCATTAAAAGGTGTCGGTGAAATATTTGAGGCAGTATTTACATATATTGTTGATTTTATAAAGATAGCAATAGAGACAATACTAAATGTAATAGATGTATTTTTAGGTTGGCTAGGAACTAGTATAAATGAAGTTTTAAATGCAATATTAGATTTTATAAAGTTTGTAATACAAGGTATAATAGATATAGTCACAGGTATAATAAATTTTGTTAAAGAGGGTGTGCCTGCATTAATGAATTTTATTGCAGATAAAATAAAAGCAGGTATAAATGGTATAAAAGAGTTTATAGCAGGATTAAAAGAAAATGTAAGACATTCTTTAGCAATAATGAAATCACAATTAAAAGATGATTTAGCAGCAATGTGGCAAGGTATAACAAACTTTATGTTAAAGATAGCAGATAAAGTAAAGGCTGTTATAAATAATGTAAAGTCTATGATTAAGGGCTTTAAAGATAAATTTACAGGTGATGTAGAGGGATTTAAAAGAGCAATTAGAGATTTGGTAGAAGATGGAAAGCGATGGCTTGAAGGATTTGGCGATACAATAAAAAATCTGTTTGATTTTGAGTGGCACTTACCAGAATTAAAATTACCACATATAAATGTCGGTGGTTATATTGACGTACCTGTTTTAGGTACAATACCTGACCCAACACTGTTATCAGTAGATTGGTATAAAAAGGCAATGCATAATGGTATTGTCATGGATAGTCCAACAATATTTGGATGGGATAGTAAATCTGGTAGATTTTTGGCAGGTGGTGAAGCAGGTACAGAAATTGTAGTTGGTGCCACAAGCCTTATAGATATGATAAGAAGTGCCGTTGCATCATCTACGTCTGTAATTTCTAGAGATATAAATTCATATTGTTCAGCAATGGTTGATGCATTTGTATCTGCAATAGACATAATATCATTTGTACTAGGTATATTAAATGAAGGTTTTGTATCTACAAATAAAGCACTCGAAAGTACAATGTCTGCAGTTGTTTCAAAAAGAAGTGAAGATTTTATGTCAACGTATGGTGTAAATTCTATATATGGGAATAATACAGATGTTATAGATTATTACAAGTTATCGCAGACGTTTTTAGATGTACTTAGAACAGTACAGATAGTTAATAATTTTAATGTAGAAATGGAAGATGGAGATGTTTATCTTGATAATGAAAGGGTAGGTAGAAAGATAGCTCCAGTAGTTTCAAGGATTCAAGCTAAGGGGGTTTAATTTAGTATGGTTAAAGAAATAATACCAATGCCGATATATAAAGAGATTTATGACTATGGGTATGATAAAAACTTTTTATTTAAAGATAAACAGTTAGGTCAGAATGTTATTATAAATGGTAAAAATGCATATGATGAGTTTGATGCAGATTTGATAGCCGTAAGGTCAACGCCACCTTCATTTGATAAAAATATATATAAGAGTCTTGGAAAGCATAGGTATAATATAAATACATTTGGCATTGGTAATGGTTTGTTAGAATTAACATTTTATGTAGGTGGCCATACACATATGCAGTCACAGCTTAATACAAATAAGTTAGTGCAAGAGTTTATAGATAATGTTGTTATTATAAAGTTAGATGAATCTGATTTTGAGTATGTATGTGTTATAGATGATTATAAGTGTGAATATACACAGGTTGATTTTTATTATTTTGTTACAATAACCGCTAGTGCTATAAAAAGATTACCCATTGTAAAGTATGACTTTGGTAGTAATTCATTTTCATCTGTAGAAGATGTAATAATAACTTTTGAAAATAGTGGTATAATAAATTCTGGGTTAGATATTGTTGTTAAATTTTCAGGTGGAAATACATTTACAATAAATTGTTTGACAAAGACAAATAAAACAAGTGAAATAAATTTTACAGATTTATCAACTAGCAACTATTATTATAAAATAGGTGGACTTGATGGTGTTGTATATAGGTCTGGTAATAGTAACTTTAATTCGCCAGTTAATGTGTTTTTAAATACTGATTTGGTAGATTTTCCAATTGTTAAACCGGGTGAAAATAGTTTAGAGTTTATACAGCAAGCTACCGGCCAAATAAAATCTGCATCTATTAGTTTTTATCCAACTTTTATAGTTTAAATATGGAGGTTAGATAATGGTTATACTTAGGTTATATGATACAGCCGATGGGCAAGAGAAAGCTATACCACTACCAATAGAGGATACTGATGCTCATAGAGTACATAAATATAATGGTGCAGATACATTAAACTTTGAGATACAGAGAAATAATCCACTCTATTCTAAAATTTCAGAAGAGGTAAAAATAGAAGGTTTTAATAATAGGTTTATTGTAAAAAAGATAGATGAACATTCTGATTTTGTTGTTATAGAGTGTGAGTTAGATTATGATGATTGGAAAGTAGATATATTTAAGGATTATCGTAAAACAAATCAAACGATAGTTAATATATTAACAGATATATTACCAGTTGGCTGGCAGGTTAATTATGGTACCGGCGTCGATGTAACACAAAGAAGAACTGTAGAAGAAAGTGACGGTCAAGCATTTAAGTTAGCTACACCGTATAATATGTTAGATGCGGTAGCATCGGCATATGAAGTGGTATTTAATTTTGATGTTATAAATAAGATATTATATGTTATAAATCCCGAATCATATACTCAATCTGGAGAGTTCATAATGGAAAATCTAAATCTAACAGATTTGGGTTTTAATGGGAATAGCAATGGATTTATAACAAGACTATATGCATACGGTAAGAAAGATGAATCAACCGGTGAATATGTAACAATAGAGCCTGTAAATGATGGAAAAGAGTATGTAAGTAATTTTCAGTATTCTGATAAAATAGTATGTGGAACATGGGTTGATGAAAGATATACATCACCAATGAATTTATATAATGCAGCAGTTGATAAACTTGCAGAATTGTCTAAGCCACAACGTTCGTATACATGTAATGTTATAAACTTTAATGAAGATATATGGTTATATAAAGTAATTACATTAGTAGATTCTAATAGAGGCACAAGGGCGAATCATAGAGTTGTTGAATTTGTAGAATATGTAAATCATAAATTAGATACATGTACGTTATCTTCAATGCCACCCTCAATAGTTAGAATAGTGCAGGATTCAAAAAGAGATACTGTAGATGAAATCGATAGAGCTAAAGCGGGTATTCAGCAAGTTATTGATGAAAAAACAAAACAATTGTCAGATACAATTACCGGTTCTAAAGGTGGACATTTTAAGTGGATTTTAGATGCAAATGGAAACCCAGAAGAGCTTGTTAATTTATACGATACAGATAATATAAATACTGCGCAGAAAGTTTGGCGTTGGAATGCTGGTGGTCTTGGTCATTCTAATAATGGTTATAATGGGACGTATGGATTGGCATTAACAAAAGACGGCGAAATAAATGCGTCCATGATAACAACTGGTATCCTAAATGCAGGTATTATTAGAGCCGGTATTATTCAAGATGTACAGGGCAATAATTCGTGGGACTTAGAGACAGGTGCATTAACAATGAAATCTGGTAGTATAAATATTGCCAATAAGTTCACTGTTAATACAAGTGGTAAGATGACTGCAACAGGCGCTGACATTGAAGGAAATATAACCGTAGGTGGTTCAAATAATACAAAGGGAACCATAAAGGTATATGATGCCAATGGAAATTTGGTAGGTGGAATAAATAGTACAGAACTGTATAATAAACATCCTACTAATGGGGATAAAATATCGTTAAGTTCAGGCCATGTAAAATTTTTTAAAAATACATCTACGGAAATTGGAAGTATAAGTAGGGTTGGAAACGCTTTATACATGGCTGCAGGTGAACTTAGTTTACAAGGAAGCAGTGAGCTTAGTATGATGTTAACATCAGGTGCCAATTTGCGTAATGTTATAAGTGCAAGTTCATCGGGCGTGGCAATAGGTGATACAGGTTTTTCAACAACTCCAGTTTCCATTGCAAATGGTGCCACAGTTAGTACAGTATGCATTCCTGAATCTATAGCTTCAGATGGCTCTGTATCTAGCTGGTATACACTTAAATTGTATGGAGGCATTTTGTATGATCGGTAAACAATAAAATGTGGAGAAAAATAAGATGTTAAATAATCAAAATGAAGTAGAAATGCCATTATCATATTGGTTTGAGTTATGTAAAAACAATATATATAAGTATGCGGCTGTACAGATGTCACAAAGTGGTATACCGGTTGATTTACAGCCGACGGTAATTGAATGTGTTCTGTCTAAGTTTAGAAAAGATGCTATAGACCAGATGATAAATAGCAATGCTATTAGGATTCTTAATTCTACAAATAATAATGAGGAGGTGAAAGAGGATAATGCCGTTAATAACTGAAACATATTACTTGTCGTTAACACAAGATAATAGAGGCATATTAAGATTAAGATGTTCTCAGGATGATACACTTAGAACAGTGAATTTAAAGTTATACAATAATGGCTCTATTTTTGCTATTCCAAGTGGAGTATCAGCATCTGTTTCTGGTGTTAAACAAAATGGAGCAGTATTCTCAAAACCATGTACAATATCACAAGATAGAGAAAGTGTTGTTTTACAGTTATCTAGTGATATAACAAATGTAGATGGTATAATTGTTGCTGAAATTGTTCTGAATGATGGAGAAGGTGGAAGATTAGGTACTTCTAATTTTATCATTCAGGTAGAGAAAAATCCTATACGAGCAGGTGTTGTTCAAGATACAGAAACGCCTATTGAGTATATAAATGATTTTATCGAGAAGATACAAACACTTACCGCTAGATTAAATAATCTTATAACACCAAGCGGTGACCCAAGTCTTGCAGAAGTTGTAGATGCAAGAATTGGCATTCTGGATAGTACAACTTATCAAACACTTAGTGCTAGATTAAATGCTGAATTTCAGAGATTAAGTAATGCTTTAAATGGTGTTACAATTCTTGAATCAACTGGTGATACAACTGATAGAACAAGTGAAATTTTAAGCAAGTTAAATGTATACGGTATTTGCAAACTTGGTAAAGGTGACTTTTATGTAAATGGATTGGTAATGCCAGAAGATTCAACGCTTGTTGGTTCTGGAAAATCTACTAGAGTAATTTTACCAAGTGCTGTTACAGATGGTTGCATTGTAAAACCAAGAAGTAATTGTATAGTAGAGAATATATCATTTTATGGTGGATTTACAGGTACGTATTCTGAGTTAATTGCTAGTTCTAATGCTAAAAGGCACTGTATAATACTTGATAAGTTTAATGACGTAAATTCTGAAAACGTCATACTTAGTAATATCTTTATTAATAGTTTTGTTGGTTCTGCAATTGTTCAGAGAGCTACAAATAGATGTCATTGTAAAGATGTTATTATTAATATGTGTTATGCAGGTATTGATATTTCAAATGTATCATATGATGGCCTGTGTACAAATGTGAATATAAATGATACAAAGTTTGGTGTCATTCAGAATGGTAGCAATTTTGTATTTAGTAGCTGTATATCAAAAGATAGTGCTCAGCATATAATGAGTGACCAGCAAAATACTGGGTGTACATTTTCATCTTGTAGTTTTTTTGAGTCTAGTTTAGAAACAACATCTAAACTTGCATCAATATCTAATGCAAGAGAAGGTGTTGTTTTTGATAACTGCTTATTTGATAGTAGTTTATCAATGCAATTAAATGCATGTGATGGAATTGTAATTAAGGGTACAAATTTTGTTGGAAGCAATACATTTGTAATTACTGTATCAAACGGTAGAAACACATTATTACTTATTACTGATTGTATTGCAGACGTTGAGCCAACTGTAACTAATGCCGGTACGGCAGCCCGCATTACAAGTTGTTATTTGAAAGATGGAACGGCTTGGACTATTAGTGAAGCTGATATAACTGTTGATGATGAACTTTCAGATGAATCAGAAAATCCAGTTCAAAATAAGGTTATCAATAGAAAGATTAGTGAAATAAAGGCTGATTTAGATGCGCAAGTGGAATCTATAAATCAGTCTATAGGGGGCTTGGATGTATTGACAGACGATATTAAAGTCGCTCTATTAACACTCGTTTCACACATCGCACTTTATGATGACGGAAAGTATCAAGAGCATTATGATGCGTTAAGAGATGCGTTATATGGCATTGCATATCCTGATTTGAGGACTGGAGAAATACACTATGGCGGATATTACGATGCGGACGGGGAAGTACAGCCTACGGATTTCGCATACTATAATGATAAGTATTTCCCGATTCAGCCGGATACTGATTACATTTGGATTAGGGGGTTTGACGGCTCTGTCTTCAAAATAAACGACGTCTATAAGAGTGGTTGCATGGCGTATAGGGTGTGTTACTACAATGAAGATAAAGAATTTATATCGAGAGAAATAAGCGTATTCAACGACACATTTGGCTATATCGAGCCTAGATACTTTGTGCTAAATCCGCCGGAAGGGGCAAAATATTTTAGAGTATCTTGGAACGGAAACCCCGTTGGAAACATCTACAGAAGCATCCCGTATGACCTGTATGCTGTGAGTATCGTTCTGGCAAATCGAGATGACAGCGCAATACCGTATAACACAACGCTACTGAATGGCGTGACTTTTAAGAGGGAAGGCGTAGAAATATTGAATGATGTAGTATACGGTCGTAATGATATGCAGATGCCTTTGTATTATGGGGACATCCCTGACAACAACGAGACTAACAGTAACGTGCTGGTTAGTAAATCACAGTGGTTTAGGAACGTGTTTAATATCCTTGGCGGCGGAACGCCTGAAGAAGATCAGAAGAACCCGGATACAGCAACTCGCATACAAAACAGGTATGCTTTCCTGATGAAAAAAGGCGATGTTATTTCATTTAGTGGAGTAAAAGCTGGTGTAAGGGCTGAACGTATAGCAGATGGTCATGTGCAGCACTCTACGGCGTGGATAACAACAGACACAGATTTTGTAATCGGGGGTGATGAATAATGCCTGTATATTATGATAGAAGCGGCAATCCCGTAACGGTAGGTGGAGATGCACAGAAGGATGCTCTCATGATAGATATTAAGAATCTTCTATCACTTGATTCTGCCAGAATCACAGCACTTGAAGGAATGCACGATACTGAGTTCACTCTGCCTGTTTTGCGGCTCACAGGCGACACGTCCAAAATGACAAAAGACAAGGCGGCAACACTTGATGCAGAATACACTGACGGAGTTCGCTCATTTAAATGCAAAGCTAAAACGAAGTGGCAGGGACAGAGTTCACTGAACTATCCGAAAAAGAACTACAATATTAAGTTTATCGATGGAAACGGAAATAAGGTGGTTATGGCTTTCAAGGATTGGTTTCCAACAAACGGGTATCATATGAAAGCCAACTACAGTGATTATTCTCTTGTTAGAAATGTCGTAGGCGTTCAACTTGGGCGGAAAATATACCCGAACTTATACCCGAACAATGCAAGAGGTGTTGTTGATTCTTTCCCGTTCATTCTTTATATCAATAATGAGTGGTGGGGCTGCTACACTTGGAATCTGTCACAGAATGCCGACCTGTTCGCTATGGATGAGTCTAACGAAAATCACATGTGCTTTAGACCGTCTAACGATGGATGGGAAGTGCAGTATTTTGAGGACAGAATACATGACGATCCAATAGCCTACCAGATTGAAAAGCTCACAAGGATGGTCAACTGGACAAAGACATGTACCAATGCCGAGTTCTTGGCTGATGTCGAAGATTATTTTGACCTTGATTCACTCAGGTACTACTGGCTAATGATGGATATAGCCGGAGCCGGTGACAGCATGGTTAATAATTCAACATGGGCTAGTTGGGACGGAAACAAGTGGTACGTGCTTTGGTATGATTTAGACATTTGTTTCGGATGGAATCAGACGTTATATCCATCAAACGTTGATTTGCTCGCTTTGTCGAAAACACAGGAATGGGCACACAAGTATAATCCGATATGGGACAAACTCTATGCAACAGATTACACGGCACTGTGTGAGATTTATGCGAAGCTGAGACAAACGGTATTCACTGACGCACAGACAATCATAGACTATTTCACGGCTTATCGTGACCAGTGGGGCAATGATAATATTTCACATGAATATCAAAAATGGAGTGGTAAATCAAACCCTGAATGGGATATTGCACAGTGCGGAACGTGGATTACTGAAAGACTGGCGTATTGTGACACTAAATATGAATACAGCACATAAAATCTAAATTGATATCGTTTTCTCCTGATGTATAATGATAAAAAAACTATAGTAGGGGAAACGAAAATGATAGCAGGGCCGACATTTGCAAAAAAAGAATCGTTAGCAATGAAAGGGATAGCAATTATTATGATGCTTCTCTTTCATTGTTTCCGTGAGAAAGCGGTTTATGATGGATTTAATGTGAGCTTCTTTCCTTTTCATGAAAATACCATTGTAAATATTGCCTTCGTCTGTAAGGTCTGCGTGTCGATATTTGCATTTATCTCGGGATATGGACTATTCAAGAGCTATTCAGGCAAAACAACAGACGATAAAAAGTGGATTGCTTTAAGATACATAAGGTCATTTTCAGGCTATTGGTTTGTGTGGGTACTTTGTGCAATCGTTTTTCAAATTGCAGATGGAAGATATATAAACACATACGGCAAGGGAGTAGCTGGTATCATTTACGCTTTGATTGATCTCTGTGGACTGGCTACAATTTTTAAAACTCCGACATTGAATGCAAATTGGTGGTATATGAGCGCGGCGTTCGTGTTCATCATACTCATTCCGATTGTATATAAGTGTAAAGAGTACATATGGCTGTTTTTGATATCGGAAATTGTATTTATACGGATTCTTCCAATGGAACCATTCACAGGCAATAACTCAGTATATGCCTTTTTGACTGCGTTTCTGTTCGGCTGTCTATTTGCTGAAAACAATCTATTCGACAAATGGGCACTAATCGGAAGCAAGACCCGCCTGACGAAAGCATATAAATGTATTGCAGAGCTATGGGTGCTGATGGCCTTGTATAAGGTATATTTCTATATCCCGATTGAAAAACTATGGGATTATCATTATGGGCTGCTCCCGGTCTTAATAGTATTGTTCTGCGTAGAATTCGTTATTCCTTACCTGAAAAGCATATTAGCGTTTTTGGGGGAGCATTCGGCAAATATATACATGACGCATACTTTTATAAGGCTGTACTATTTTAGAAATTTCACATATTCGTGGAAGTATTTTGCCTTAATAATCCTTGTGCTGCTGTCTATATCTCTCTGCATTTCTGTTATCATTGAAATTCTGAAAAAGGCATTAAAATACAATGTCTTAATCTCAAAAGTCACTGAATATATAGAGCTTATTTAGTAAACTAAACGCCCAAATAGAGGCGTACCAATACCACTTAAGCGGTATCGGTACGATTTAGTAATACCGAATGGAGATTATAAAAAATGATGGATAAATACAGTAAAGGACCCATGCCATTTAGATATGCGTGGTTCCAGATGTTAAATGGTAAGAAGGTTAAACTTCCCTCATGGGCCGGCTATTGGGCCTGGGAAGATGGCACAATTAAAATGCATTGCCGGGACGG